TCACTTTGTTGGCTTGACCTTATCGCCGCGACGGTTGCGGACGTAATGCTCAGTCATCGTCACTGAGGTATGGCCGAGTTGCTTTTGTGCCTGCCTGATATCGCCCGTGCTGTCGGTCTTGTCCGTTCCCGCCTTCGCTCGCAGATCGCGGAACTGGAAATCGCCATCCTTCACGCCAGCCGCGCGCCTCGCCTCCCGGAAACGGCGTTGCAAGGTGTCGAGCAACATGCGCTCGCCTTTCTCATTGACGACTAGTGCCGTGCTCACAACCTTGTAGCCAGCTTTGCGCGCCCGGATGCGATCAATCACCGCCTTCAGTTCGCCTAGCACTTCCATGCGCAGCTTCTTGCCGGTCTTGCCCTGGTCGATATGCAGGAAGCCGCCGCGGATATCGCGCTCATCGTAATTGAGCGTGTCCTGCGGTCGCTGGCCAGCCAAGTAGGCGAGATCCATCGCATCGCGGGTCGGCTGGTCGGCCTTCTCGTACACCTTCAGGAAAAGATCGTCCTCGACATAGACGTCGCGCCCCGATTCCTTGTTCACCTCGACGCCAACACACGGATTCGCCGCCTTCGTCATGCCGATGCCGCGCGCGTAGTTGAACATGTGGCTCAAGACTTCGATGTCGCGGTTCGCGCGGATATGCCCGGCGTTCGCCGGCGCCTTACGATTTTTCGACTGATACCACTCGACGGCCTTCTTGTGCCGCCAGTGCATGTATTGGCGGACATGCGTGGGCTCGATGTCATCCAAGGGAAATGTGCCGCCGAAGAACTCCTTCAGCAGACCAATCTGCACAAGTTTGGCTTGCTGGCTGCTCGGCGCGTTCAGGGGCAACTTGTCCCGGATGTAGGCGTCGAATGCATCCTTGATCGTCGGCGCGAGCATTTTCGGCATTTCCGCCTGCTCGATCTCCGACCAGCGTTTCACGGCGAGGACAAAGTCCGCTCCCAGCGGCTCCTCGCGCCGGGGGCGGCCGCCATGATCGTAGTAGTAGTACGTCACCTTTCCGCGATGCCGGGCCCGCATGCGCGGGGGAAGATTCTTGTTTGTCGACGGCTTTCGCCCCATGATTTCACCCTGCCATTAGCGCCTGCGGCACCGACTTCTTCCGCGGCGCATCTTCCTTCGATTTTCGTCCGTCGATGGCCGAGCGTGCAATGATCGGCTTGCCCCGCGCGTTCGTCCAGAACGGGATGCCGGACGTCCTGAGCCATGCGACCTGGAGCTCTTCCCGTGTCTGCCCGCGTCTCCCGATGCGAACGCCGGTCAGTTCCGCCACCTCTTCGGACGACAAGAAAGTATCGCTCATTCCCTACCTCCCAAACCATTCGCGGGCCGTGACAGCCCGGATTTTCTCAAACGCTTCGATCATGCCGCCGACTTCTCCTGCAGCACTTCGCCAGTAATGGTCAACTCCTCCGATTGCATGACGTCAAACAGAGAGACGCCTTCGCGATAGTTCGCAACGTCCAGCGCGACCATCTCATCAGGCGTCGCATCATCCGGGTAGTAGTCCGGCTTGAGTTCGTATTCGAACGTCACCGTAATTCGCGCTTTGCTCATCCCCTCACCTCCCCTTCCTCAATCCGCCCTGCCTCGGCGATCCGCCGCTCTGCCTCGTCAACTACCGGCTTCCATCGCCGGACGAGCTCGCGATCCCATACGAGTTGGCACTCGCGGCACTCGTCGCCCCATTTGATCCCGTGACTACACTTGTCGCCTAGCATCGTTTCGACCTCTCGTAATCTGCCCATGTCTTGATTGCCTGTCTCGCAGCCTCGTCGCTATGCCCCATTTGCTGCAGCCGGGATTTGAGCGCCGGCACACTGCGTATCTGCTCGAAACGGGCGAGATTCACCGCAGCACGCAGGGCCTGATAAACGTCATCCGGCATTTCAGGTCCCATATTTCCTCCGCGTCGGTTCACGCACCACCCTCAACCCAATCGGCAACGCCAACACCACCTGCCCGCCCTCGCGATCCGCGATCATCTGCACTGTCGCTGCATAGAACGCCTGCGTCTGCTGCGATGTCGGCCTGATGGCGCTCATGTAGGATTCGCTGGCGGTGAGGTATTGCTGTTCGCTTTCGGTGCGGGTCACGGGCGCTCCGACAGTTTTCGGTACTGACAATGGCCGCGCTGCGCATAAAGGCCGCCACGCTCTGGTGCAGTCGTCATAGCCCACCTGCGATGCCTGTGGTTCCAGCGCCTCACAAACAGGCTGAGTCGAATCCGCAGCGTCATCGCGCCTCCTCAAACATGTCGCGGGTCTTCGTGTCGCGGTCGGCTTCGGGATCGATCGGCCCATACACACTCCCGCTCTGACCCGGCTCGTTGCTGTTCGTGCATTCGTTGCGATGGTCCGTCGCATGTGGGCATCGCTTGTTGCCACACTTGCCGCAGACGATCATGCGCGTCATGTCGGCCGACATCGTGCCGAATCCATAATCCACCGTCTGACCACGTAGACATGCACGGCATTGGCATTCAGACATTCGTCTCTCCTTCGGGGATGGGTGGAAGCTCAATCCAATGCGTCGGCGGATAGAAGTCGTCGCCCGTCTCATCGTTGTAGAACGTGCCGTCCATGTGTACGGCCATCACGGTAAATCGCACATCGGTGACATCGCCGCGACACCTTGAGTAGCCGGTGATGACGACCACTTCGTTCTGCTTTGGCAGTCGATCCTTGACGCTGATCCATTCAGCCATTCGTCTCCCCCTTTGCTTCGCTTGCAGGCTGCGCGGCGAGCCGTAGCAACGCGCTGGCGCAGGCTTCGGCACCGTCCGACTTGCCTTCCATGTAGGTCGGGTTGTCGCTTGTCTTGCGACGCCGGTTAAAGTCGTCGCTGTGCATGTCGCACACCTTCGCCGCTTCCTTCAGCGCCGCGCGCCGGATCGCCTCCGCGTTGGGCTGCGAGGCTTGCGGGTATGCGGCGCGGGCTTGCCATGCTTTCCATGCTTCTTCCTGAAACCACTGGCAATACTCGCCATACCGGTCTGATCCTTTGAAGTCCCGTCGATACATGGTCGCGTCGAGGATTTCTTTTCGATACCATGCTTCGAACGCCCCGCGCTCGTCCTGCTCGACCGATGGCGCGGCATCCAGCAATAGACTTGGCGCATCAGGATCGACAGATATTGCGTGTGAGGTCGATGGCGCAGGCTTGCTTGCTTCATTGGCGAGGGGGGCGGCGTAGAGGCGGTCCAGTTCCTCCGACGCTTCCACCCAATTCGATGCAGGAACGTGTTGCCAGAGCAAGTTGCGTATCTCCTGCTTGTCGATAGCGGCAGGCTGGCGGGCGAGAAGGGCGCGAAGATCATCGACCGTGATGCTGACGACTGTGCCGGGGCTGTCCTGTACCGTGGCGACAGTTTGGCCGACGCCGTTCATTTCCCATGCTTCGAGAAAATATTTGATGATGTCCGTCATCTCTGCTCCGAGCTTGCTGGTGGGGGCGGTCATGGGGCGCTCGTGCATTACGCACCACGACGGCGCTGGCCCTTTTCGTTCGCCGCAGTATTGGCACAATTCATTACTAATGGAATGGCGGCTCAAGCTGTAATCTCCTGTTCGGCGATCTCGCAAAAGAAGCTGCATGCTGGCAGCGGTTCGTCGTGTCGCCCAGCGGACGGGTCCAGCTGGCGCAGATTGAAGCGCTCGTTCGTGTCACGGTCGCGAAACAGGTAAGCGCTCGGCCCGATGGTTTCCTCGATCGCGGCTATTTCCTCGAATCGTTCCGGAAAGTCGCGGCGAATCTTGTTCCAATATCCCAATCCGCCTTTCACGCAGCCGATGCAGTTGGCGTTGTCGTAACCCATCCGGTACATGGCGGGCATCTCGATCCCGGCGCGTTCCAGCATGCCAAGGCAATCGCCCTTCGTCAGTCCGCGATCGATAAGCGGAACCATCAGATCGATCCCATTGTTTCGATCGATGAAGTCGTCGTATCGGTTTTGTTCCTCGACCGTGTAGCCCAGTACGATCGCGTCGTCAGGCTGACGGAACGAGTCCAGAAGATCGCGCTTAAGCTGCTTCGAGCATGGCGCGCCGCGCTGCCCTTTCAGGTAGCGCTTGCGGCGAAATACTTCGAGGGTAGATGCGCCGTATTTCTCGTCGCGAAGCACCGTTATCTCGCGCCCGAACCACTTTTCGCAATCAGCCAGAAAACGGCGGTTATCCTCGTGCTCTTCCTTGATGAAGGCGTTGACGATCAGTATCTCGCGCGTCGCACCGAACTCCGCGAGGACCAGTTTCGTTGCGACCGCCGAGGCTGCGCCGCAGGAGAACTGGCAGACGATGCGGCTCATGACTGATCTCCTGAAGCGGCGATTTCTCCGTCGATCCAGTCGTCCAGGAATTCGCCGGTCGGACCTTCGTCTTTGAGCAGCGTCAGTTTCGTCACCGTGTCGTCGCTGTAATCGACCATCACCGCACGGCGGCGCAGCCATTGGTAGCGCGCGAGATTGGTCGGCTCTTGCGCTCCGCCAGCAGCTATCGCGGCGCGGTAGCCAGCCTCGAAGTCTTCTCGGTCGGTGACGATCATGGCATGCCGGCGCTGATATGCGCGTTCCATTTCGTCGCTCGGTGCGGCGTCTGCCTGCCGGGTGGCGGCGCAGTCTTTGAGCTTGAACATCGCGTCGTGCCACGCGATTTGCCACGTAAACCAATCAACGTTGATGCCTGCGCGTCGTTGCTCTTCGAAGCCTTCGCGGGCGCTCGCCCCTGCTTCAGTCTTTGTCTCTTTCATGTCGGTCTCGAAAAAGGACCGCCCGTACTGGCGCGGCCAACACACACGCCAGCGCCTTTGGGGCGGCGCCGCGCGAACTGGTTAGGGCCGCTGCACCGACTTACTCCGTAGACCCGCTTTCGCCAATTACGGATGCGGTGCTGCGGCGGTAGTCAGGCGGCTTGCTGGCGGAGCGTCGCTTCGTACTCGTTGACGAGCATCGCGAATTCCCATAACTCCGATTCCATCTTCTCGATGTGGTCATCGTCGCGTTTGAATTCGCGCCAGCAGAGTTGCTTGCCGACAATCTCCAGCGCCGGGCAATACAGGCAGATGTGCCACCACTTCCGGCCGGTAAGCCACATACATCCCATTGCCTGGTCGACGATCTCCGAGAAGTCGTGATCCATGTAGATCGAGCGGAGTCGACCCGGGTCGACGAAGCACTTGTATTCGCTGCCGCCGTCGTCGCCGATCAGCCCGTCAGCACTTGCGCCGAAAATTCCGTCGTCGGTCGTTACGAAGCCCGCACGCTGCACGATCAGGCCGGTTTGCATCTCGTGCTCCATGCGCGCCTGCGGCTCCAACTCATGCCCGCGCTTCATGCTCCACGTCTCGAAACCTTCGTCGAGCGGTGCGCCGCTGATACGTTCGATTGCGAGGCGGAAGGCGTAATCCTTGGCGGCATCCGACCAATCGCCGATCTTCTCGCCATCGAGTGCCCGGCTGATGATGTCTGAGCGCGGAACGGCCTTGTACCCTGCCGCCTCTGCCGCGGCCTTCTCCGGCGTGCCGGCGAGGCGCAGATTCACAAACTTCTGCTGCCGCTCGTCGAGGCAGTTGACCTTCTTGCGCGCCGTCGAGAACATGCTGGCGGTACAAACGCCCGCCCGGCTCTGGAGCCATTCGGCGCTGCCCTGATCGCAATGGATGATCTTCACGCTGCATTCTCCTTCGCCATCTGGCGCTGAAAGTCTGCTTCGAGCTCGTCGTCGGCGCCCGGTTCGCGCTGTGCGCCTTTTACTTCCGTGGCCTGCACGTCGATCGTGTTTGCGTCTGCCGGCTTCTGTTTCAATTCGCCGCCGCGCGCAGAGACGACCGCCTTGAACGTGTCATAGGACTTGACGTCCTTGTACGGCTTGATGACGGCGAGACCATCGGTCCAGATCTTCGAAAGGGCCGCCTCGCTGGTTGCAGTCTTCGCCTTAGCACACCACGCCGACAGCACTTCCTCGGGGCAGCCAGCTACAACGGCGCTCTGCTGCCGGATCGTTTCCAGCCCTTCCTCGCCGTCCGTATTCAGGAAGTGAATCGCCTTGTCGAGCCGGTCAGCCTTCGGCCACGTCTTCGACGCGCGCTTGATGACCGTCTTTTTGGCCATCTCGCCCGGGTCCGTCACCCACGGGCAAGACTTCTTTTTTTCCGTCCACGCCTTCCACGCGCTCGATCGGTTGCGGATGTCGTTGACCTCGTCGATGGTCATCGTCTCGGTCAGGTAGTCCCCGCTGTGAGTCTTGGCGACCACGTAGACGCCAACGACCTCGCCTCGGTCCTTTGCAAACGGATTGCGCTCGTGCACGGGCGGCTTGTCGAACCCGTTCAGCCGGAAGTCATCCGACTCCTTCACGAGCTCGGCCTTTCCCCACATGATCGAACCCGATGCGACGGCCAGATCGAGCAGGCCGATATAGGACAAGTCGAGGCAGATTTTCCGGTCGCGAGGCACCAGATACGCCTGCTTCTTCGCCGGATTCAGGCTGATTCCGATCGCCGATATATTCGTCACGGCGTCGATCACCGACTGCTTATTGCTCATCGCAATGCCGAGCGCGTAATCGTTGTTCGCCAGAATCTGGATCGCGAACCCGGCTTCACGCTCGAAGTTGATGGAACGGTCGACGCTCACGGCCTCAAAACTGTTTCGAACGCCGTAAATCTCGTTTGTGATGACTTGCAGGGCGTTGCTCAAAATGGGATCTCCGAGTTGTCTTCGATCGCGAGCGGCTTTGCGTCAACCTGAATAAGGCGCGCCGTGTCGATCGCATCTATCATTGCGGTCTGGACAGCAGATGCAAGGCGCTTCGCGCGTTCGGCCGCATCCTCTTCAATGAGAGAAAGAACGCGCACGATGAACCCCGGCGAGAGCTCGACATTGATCGTGCCGCCAGGGCCGTCGAAAGTGGCATCGGCCGCAAGTTGGCCGCCATTAGATTCGTAGCTTTCGCGACGACGGATCGTCAGTGATTTCAGTTGCATTTCGCTTCCCCTTGATTTGAATTCCTTCTATCCCATTCGAGAATGAGGTCGTTGTATTGCCCCTTGACCTGATCCCGCTCAGCCTCGCCCTCATACCAGCCAGTCCTGTATGCGCGTTCCAGGCGCTCCAGTTCGTGGCCCTTCCTGTCGAGCAGAGCCAGAATGTCGTCGTTGGTGAGGCGTCGCAGGGCTAATGCGTAGTCGCTCATGCCGCCCTCCTTTGCTTGCTCGCCTTCAGCGCTGCCTTGTAGCTCGCCTTGGCGTCTTTCATGGTTGCGCACCACTCGCCTTCTACGTCGCGGGCATAACACCACATCTCTTTGCCGAGTCGGTACATGCGGTGCTGATAGCCAAACCGATCGCCCTTCTGATCGAACGGCGCTCGACGACTCTCGAAGATCGGGAATTGACGACCGCACAGGAACTCGGTGAACGAATCGCCAGCGCAACCATCTGCGTCGAGATATTCCTGATAGCGGCTACGCTTGGCGGACGGCGTCGGCTCTGGCAGAGCTGCAATCGCAGCCTCGCGCCCGGCATCGGTGGCGGCGAATACGATGTCTCCCGCGTCCAGAAACTTCGGCGACGGCCGGCGCTCCATCAAGCCCGCTTGCTCCAGCGCTTCAAGGTCTCGCATGTCGCTGTGCCCGTGGCCGGCAACGAAGTGATTGCGGTACGGCTCACGGCGACGCTCACTCAAGCCTAGGGTGTGCTGCAGAAGGCTGATCTGGTACGGACTCGCTTGCGCGCTCATCCCAACCTCGCTCCAGTCATCGGGTTGTAGACGCCTTTGCGAGGCGCATGAGACGGATGCAACACCCAGCGCTCACCCAGCGCCTCAATCGCCCGCTTGCGCTTCGCATCGGGGCTGTTGTCGGCCTGCTCGCTCATCTGTTTGATCGCCTGCTTTCTTGCTTCTTCGTGTGCGTCGAACATTTCATGCTCCGAGTAGTTGTTTCGCAATCAGACCAGCGATGGTCAGCAATGCGCCGCCCGCCGCTCCGATCTTGATTTCGGTGTACAGGCGATCAACGCGAGCGAGGCGTCGCTGTTCTTCGTGGCGGGCGGCGTCGACGGTATAGGCAGCTTTGCCGGCATCAGACAGGTAGGTCACTGCGCCTTCGTGGTGTTCGATGGTTATGCTCATGTCGGCTCCTATCGCCACACTTCGATGGTCGCGTCTGGATTGGCGACGAAGTTTTCGTACAGCCCCCAACCATTCGCGGCGTTGAACTGTTCGTAGTGACTCGGGCGCTGGATCATGTCGGTAAGGCCCCCATATACCGGATCAATAAGCTCCTTGGCTCGGGTGATGCCTAATTCCTCCGGCCTCCACAGGTGCTGATAGATGCCAGCCTCGCGGGCCATCGCGCCAAGGTTGTGCGTGATGTTGGCGCTGTAGACGCAGCCTTTTTCGGCATCATTCAGATAGACGTCAAGGCTCATGCGAGGCCTCCCCATTGCTTGTGGGTGCGCGGGTAGGCGTCGACCTTCTCCCAGTGCTTGTCGGATGCGATCTCGGCGAGCTCGCTTTCACTGATCGGCGGCTCGGCGTCGAAGTAGTCGTCCTGCGCGCGGTCTTGCTGGCGCTCCCATTCGCGGTAAGCGGCCTGATTTGCGAATTTGCCCATTTGGCAATCTCCGTATGTAGTCCTCAGGATCGTTTCGTGTGATTGACCCTCACAGGTGATGACGAAAGGCGCTCTCATTTCAGGGCATCCCGCCCGCTACCGATCATCACCACGTGTCAGGCTGCCGAGCATCCCACTCGGCTAGGCCTTGTTAGAGCCAGGCTGGCTTCAGGTAATCAGTCGTGGCTGTATTCGTCGACGTCCACACCGCCAGCCGTCACGATCACCTTCACGTGATCGCCGAAGAGGGTTTCCAGCGGGCCGTCGAGGCTACCCAACTCTTTCGCGAGCGTCGAGCAAGCTGCCGCCGTCTCGGCAGAGCAAATCTCTTGCGCCGGTGCGTATTCGGCCTTGCCGATCGACCATGCGTCGTATTCCTCGTCGTCACCGACGAACACGAAATACGGTTCGTTGACGCCGAACACGCAGGGATCGCCATCGTTGAAGTACGGCGTGTACTGAGTCCAGTAGACCTGCTCGACCTGCGGATTGGCCTTAATGAACTCCGACAGCATCGGCTTAATCATTTCGGCGGCTTCTTTCTGCAGGGCGGCGATCTGCTCGTTCAGGGCGGCAGTCTTGGCGCGGATTTGGTCGAACATTTCAGTCCTCGTTATTGAAGTCAAACACCTGGCGACGCTTCCGCGTGCCGCTCATCCAGCCCTCAATGGGCATCTTTTCAAGCCAGTCCTGCATCGTCGGAATGAACCCGAGGTCTTGCAGTACGTGCTCCTCTGCTATGTCGCGAACGGCGACCAGCTTGCCGTCCGAGTTGGTCATCAGTTCGCCGAACACCTGTCCGACGAGATAGATCCCCCAAGCCGAGTGCAGCATCGCGCGGTGGCGTACGTCTGCGAGGCTCGATTTGCTGTGGTCGATGAACTCATGGATCGCCATGTAGTCTTCGAGCTTCCCGCCGTGGGTCTTAACGCTAATTCGCGCGTGAAGGTGGGGCTTCATGGTTGAGCCTCCAGCGCCTGCGCCTTGAATCGAAGCCACGCGGCCTCATCCTGCGCTTCCTGCTGCCTCATCTGCTCATCGAGCCACGCCCGCATATCAGACAGCCATCTTTCGGATGCTTCGCTCATGCCAGCCTCCTACGCCCAGAATCCGAACCAGACGCCGATTCCGTGGAAAATTCCGACTGGGAACACAAAGACGCCCACCAGCAGCAACACGTAGAGTTGGTGCATCAGGCAATCAACGATGTGTGTCAGCCAACCGGCGATGCACACGAAAATCAGGAAGAAACCGATGAATGCGACCGAACTGTCGCCACGTTGCTGTTTCATTGCTCACACTCCATCCGATGTAGTTCGTCGATCTCTGCGCTACCGCTCTCCTTCCGGTGGGCGCCGTGGTTGAACGCAAGCGCCAGCATCACAAGTGCGGCGTACGCCAGAATCGCGGGGATGATGTATTGGTTCATGGTTGCTCTCTCCTAACACCAGGACACGTCGCGCGACCAGTCGACGTACTCCGAATCAATCACCCTGCCCGACCGTGTCACGCGATCGACGCGGTAGATCCACCCGAGCAAAGGGATCTTGTCCTTTGCGATTTCCATCACTCTGTGAACAGCGCGGGTTGAGTTCATGGCAGCGTCCGCCCGGTGACGTCCTGCACGTACTTGCGCATGACGTGCACTGCTTCGTCCTGTTTGCCGAAGTAGAACGCGTAGAAGATGCGGTTCAGGTCTTCCGTTGCTTCGTCGGTTTCCGCTGCGGCAGGCAGGTTCCGTCTGCGCAACTCTTTGATCAGGTCATCGTCCGACGCATCTTCGAGAACGTCGGTGTCGTCGACCCATACATTCACATATGGCATGTTTTCTCCGATTCGTTGTCCTAAGGAGAATCCGCTCACCGCTACCGACTCAGCGAATCGAGGGCGGCAAGGAGACTCGAAACGTCTTTAGGGGAAGGGGCCGGTGCTGATCTCCGGCGTCACTGTTCGTCTATTCAGCTAACGTAGCGGGACTTCACCCGTCGCATCGCATCAGCCTGCGCATTCCCTTCCACTAAAGAAGCTTGCAATGCTTCGTGAATGGCGCTGCGGACCGGCCTGTGTTTCCGGTCGGCTATGGGCGGACCTAAATGCCGAGGCATCGCCGTTTCCATGTCTGCCAGCGCACGTCACCAGCTCACTAAAGAGCCGCACAACGCCATTCACGAAATACTGCTTCCGCACGGCTTCCGGTCTGTCTCCCGGCACCGTGCGGCTTGATGTTTGTTCCCGATGCCCATCTAGGCATCCCGTCTATGGCTGAAGTCCATCCTCCGCCTTATTGAGCACGCTTTTTTCTCCATCCGCGTGGGGCCTTGGGATGTGTACGCACGGATCTCTCCGTGGCACCTTTTATCTGTCCGTTGCAGTCTCGAATGTCGTCAGGGCTGGCGGCTGATCCCTACCGCATGCCGGGTGGTTACGGCGCTTTAGGTCGCCGGAGTCGAACCGGTCGCAGCGCACCAGCACTGGCAACATTCAAAACCACGTTTTTAAAGATCCGTTCCGCGATCCGGCTCTGCCGGGGCGGGTGCTTCTACTGCTTTACTGCTTTGGTGGAACGGGGCCGGAGGTGATCCCGGCTGGCAAGAAGGTCGAAGCGCCAACGGTTCTTATGGTTCCTGTCGCGCCACTTACCGATGTTTTTCATCAAGTCGTCTCCGACTGGGAGCCGCACCTCGTGCCAAGGTACGGATACGCGACCTCTCGACCTTCCACGTTACGCGGTAACCAACCGCGCATTCCCGTTCCATCAAAACAGTTCCAAAATTCTTGTCGCGTTGGCTCTCGCCGCTGCTACCGCTTCAAAATCTGATTCCATTGCCGCATCCGATTCCGCCTTGCCTGCCAGCCACTCAACCACATGAATCGCCGTGCGCCTGTCGTCTGGGAAGCGGTGCCGTACCTCGTGGCACCACTCCAGGCATTTCGCTGCGTTCACTTGGCCCGCAGCGCGTCGTACAGGTCGCCGGCGATCTTGAGATAGGCGCCTTCGCCGAACACTGCGTCGATCGCCTGATCGATCGTCTTGCCGTTTGCGACTTCGGCCAGGATGCGTGCGCTGATGATTGCGTTCTTGTCCATGTTCATCCCCTCGGTTCGTGCTGCGGTGTGTTGCGGTATGGAGTCACTATAGCGATTCGCTAATCTCAACGCAAGCACTTTTTAGCGCGATTCGCTAAATTATTCTTTAGCGACGTTTTCGGTGGGCGCAAAAAAACCCGCTCGAGGCGGGTTCTTTCTCATTGCACGTTGGAAAATTCAGTCTGGGCGCCACGCCGAAGGTCGACAGATCGCTCGCACAAAGTGGATCTTTTCGATCTCGTCGTCCGTGAACGACACCGGTGCATGCGCGTTATTGACTGACGCCAGGTGCGTCCTGCCCGCAGACTTGTATAGAAACCGCTTCACCATCACTCGGCCGTCCCTGGACTTCAAAAGGACATCGTCGCCGGGCGTATAAGGCTGGTTTGGCTCAACGATGACAAACTCGCCGGCCTGAATGCGCGGCTGCATTGAGTCACCTTCACACTTCAAAGCGTACGCGTTCGGGTCACGCGTCGGAAAGTCAACGTAGCCATCCCCGTGACCGACCGGATATTCCAGATCAGCCCAATGACCGTTGTCGCCCAGCTGCGCCATGCCTACCACCGGAATCGGTTGCCAGTTAGTAATCGGAAGGGGCCGGTATTCGTCGCTGTAGCGAACGAGAAGGCCCGGATCACCCTTCCCTTTTGTTAGCCAAACCGAGTTGACACCATATGTGTTCTGCAGCGACACCGCCTGCAATAGCGTCACGGTGGGGCCCTCTCCAGCCAGCCACTGCGACGCCACATCGACGCCAACTTTAGCGACTCCAGCTAGCGTCTCCGCGGATATGCCCATTGGGCCAAAAGCCGCTTTAAGCCGTTGCTGAGTTGTTAGTTTGCTGGCGTCAGTATCTGCCTCCGATCGATTCGTCGAAGCCGGAATCAGGACCGGAATATTAGAGGTATTCGGGTTACCGCTTTCAGGCGGAATGTGCTCGACGTCCATCCAGCCCTCGGCCTCGCCGAGCGCCCTTTCGATTTTGCGGGCTACGTCATCGCCCATTGCCTTGGGCTTTCCCGTTTTGCTTTCTGGCGACCTGTTTTTGATTTGGCTTAGGTAGGCCGCAGCAACTCCCGCTTTTTCGGCGAGCGCCGATGCCTTGCCGGCTCGCGAGATGGCGAGCACCAGATTGTCCCGGCGGATCTCGTCGTTCGTCTTCATAGGGCGTAATTACATAGCAAATCGCTAAATAAATAAATGTGCGATTCGCTATTGCTTTCCTTTAGCGATTCGCTATACTGAGGGGCATGAACTTGAAAACTTACCTCTCTGGCGAACGCGGACGGCTCACTGCGCTGAGCAAGGCCATCGGCGCGCACGCCCCCGATGTTAGCCGATGGGCCGATGGCAAGCGCCCCGTTCCAATTCAGTTCGGTCTTCCGATTGAGCAGGCGACAAACGGCGAGGTAACGCGATTGGACATGTATCCGATCGAGGTGATCGAGAAGGTTTGGCCGGAACTGCTGAAACGCAAGCGCGCGCGGACCTCGAAGATCGACAACGCGGCCTCGAGCGATGACGTTCAGAACAACGCTGGCGGCTCGTCGGATCGGAAGATCAAAGAAATGCGAGTGGGAGTGTAAATGGGCGCACGAAACCGAGGATTGCTCAAACTCAGGACATGCAAATCCTGCGGGAGCGAGCACTTCATCAGTGGCGGAGGCTCCTATTTCTTGTGCGAGCAATGCCGCGTCAACGCTCCGATTGCTAGCGCGTGGGGCGGAGCTGGAGGCGCTCATGCGTGCAACATGGTTCGCCGCGCTACACAGGAAGGATCGATTCCCGCTCCATCGACGCTGAAATGCGCTGATTGCGGATGTCCGGCAACGGTTTATGACCATCGCGACTACAACAAGCCGCTGGATGTCGATGCCGTGTGCCAGTCCTGCAATCTGAAGCGTGGTCCTGCGATTCCGCGCAAAGGATTCTTCGCCCACATGTTCGCGAGCGGACATGCGTACTACCGGACTCGCCAACGAATGGCGGCGCTTTTCAAAGCCATAGGCGTCGAAGCGGATCTTTCGGGGTTGCCGGGCAGGATTGGCATCGAGCACTGGCTCCCCTTCAAGGAAGTGCTGCTTGAGTGGGACCGGAAGTAGGTAAAAGGTCATGAAGTGATATGTGGGCGCCCTGTGTGGTGCCTTTATTTAAACGTAAGTCCGAGTCGTAATTCCACTCGGAACTCCGTTGTTTTTCACTATCAGAGGTCCCAATGCAGACGCACCACACGTCGCACACAGCAGCACCAGCCTTCGAGACTGATCGCGGCTATACCGCACCGGCCGCCCGGTTTCTTCCGAAAGAAGCCATCGCAGCCTGCGCATCGTTCCGTGATGCCGTGTGCCTTGCGTGGGAACACCGGGCACTGCGCGGCATGACGCAACGAACGCTCGCGGAAAAGCTCGAGATCGCCGGCTCGCATATGTCGAACATGCTCAGCCGTGAAGCGGTCGACCGTCACGGCAAGCCGCGGCAGGATCTTCCCGCACGGTACATCGCCGATTTTGAGCGGGAAGTTGGGAACCGCGCAGTTTCGCAATATCTGGCGCGGATGGCTTTATTGACGTTGATGGAAGAAGTCATCACACAACAAAGGAGCGGCCAATGAGGGGGTTCAGATGAGAGAAAACGAAACGGCGAGACAGGCTGTTCAAGACGCCGTAACGCAGGTGGGGGTTCAGGCAGCACAGCAGGAGCTGGAAAGCAGGATGGAGCAGGAGCCGGAACTGTTTGAGGCGTTCGCCGCGGCGGGACTGGCGATGCTCCTGGAGCAGCAGTAGAGAGCGAGGCGCCGGCCGGGATGGCGGCGCTTCTTACCTGGGCTTAGTTGTACTAACGGGAGAGCGGGATGAAAGCATGGATCTTCTTCCCTTCGCTGATTTGCCTGTGCGCGCTGGTCGTGCTGGGCGCCTGCCTTGTGATTGCGGGGTAACGACATGAATGCGTCGACGCCGATCCACACAGACCCGCTTCTCGCGGAAGTTTTCGAACTGCTGCACCGCATGGAACTGTGCCAGAGCCGCGAGCCGTTCGTCTGGATGGCGAGCGACGCACTGCGCAAGCTGACGGCCTATGAGTCGCAGCAAGTCGCAAGACAGATGGTTTCGAACAAGGCGTAAGCGTGCAAGAAGCGTCTCCGCAACTGGAAAACGGCTATACGAGGCTCGCCAACGAGCTTCTGGATGCACTCATCGGTGCTGGACTAACAGCAAGACAATGGGCGGTCGTAATGACGATCATTCGTAAAACGTACGGCTTCAACAAGACTTCCGACGAGATCGGTCTGTCGCAGTTGTCTGCCATGACGGGTCTCGACAAGTCGAACCTGAGCAGAACCGTGCGCGAACTCGAAGTCGCCAGAGTGATCAATCGCAGCAGCGGCACGCACGGCCATACGCTCAGCATTAACAAGCATCACAAGCAGTGGGGGTTGTCAAATCAACAACCCCAGTTGCCGAAACAACAACGGTTGTCGAATCAACAACGGAAGGGTTGTCAAAACAACAACTCTGGGGTTGTCGAATCAACCATTGATGGGTTGTCAGAACAACAACCACAAAATACGTCTTTAAAAACAACTCAAAAGACAACTCCAAAAGACAATCTTTCGCGCTCGCTTCGCGAACGCTTTGATGCCTTCTGGAGCGCCTATCCGAGAAAGAAATCGAAGACTGCGGCCGAGAAGGCCCTGGCGAAGCGCAAACCGGACGAGCAACTCTTTGCCGACATCATGTCGGGCTTGGAGAGGGCCAAGACTTCGGTTGAATGGCTCGACAAGACCTACATCCCCTACCCGGCTTCATGGCTGAACGACGGCGGATGGATGGACGACTACACGCCGGCCGCCTACACCGCCGAGCAGCTTGCCGTGATGGACGCCTTCAACGGGGCGCTGGGTGAGTCGCTTGGCGAGGCGAGCCCGGAGGTCTTCAGCGCTGAGCGCGCGAAAGCTATCGATGCCTTCCTTGGCTTCCGACCGAAAGACCCGGGCTTCTGGCAGAGATATTTCCCGTGGGTAGCGGGAAGCGTGACGGTCCCGCCGCATTGCGGGTTTGATTACCTGATCAGCCGGGAAGGATTCTCGATCGTCTCTGGCGGTCAACATACGAGGAAAGACGCAGCATGAATGCCCCTGACAGATTCATCGAGCAGCAGCAACGCGAAGTGCCGGCATCGGTCGAAGCCGAGCAATCCGTCCTTGGTGCCCTGCTTGTTGACAACGACGCTCTGGACCGCATCGTCCACCTGCGCGCAGAGCATTTCTACCGATTCGACCATCGGACCATTTTCGAGGCGATCCAGAAGCTGATCGTGTCGAATCGCAATGCCGACATCATCACGGTTCTCGAGGCGCTTGGCGACCAAGCCGGGAACGTCGGCGGACTTCCCTACCTCAACTCGCTGGCAAGCAATACGCCCGGATCGGCCGGCATCAAGCGCTGGGCCGACATCGTGGTTGATCGCTGGAAGCTTCGCGGCGTCCTGGCGGCAACGGATCAGATCGTCGAGCTCGTGCACAACCGCGGCGGAAAGACGGTCGCAGAGATCATCGGCGAAGCGCAATCGAAGTTCGAACCGCTTGTCGTGTCGACGGCGAAAGAACCGCAGTACATCAAGAATTTTCTGACGAACGTCATCGAACGCATCGACTCGCAATATCACGGCCATCCGACGACCGTTAAAACGCTCTCCACGGGCCTGCGTGACCTGGACGAAAAGCTGGGCGGCGGAATGCGCCCGGGCCAACTGATCGTCATTGCTGGGCGCCCTGCGATGGGTAAAACCGCGATCGCTCTCGGCGTTGCGGAGTCGGCGGCGCACAAAGGCGGCGCCACCCTGTTTTTCTCGCAGGAAATGCCCGGCGAGGAGTTGGCTAACCGCTCGCTTTCCCGCGCGTCCGGCTTGCCGCTCGACAAGATCCTCGACGGCCGGAAGTTCGAAGGCGACGAAGACTTCGACCGCCTGACGGCCGGCACGGTGAAAGTCTCTGAGCTTGAACTTCTGGTCGACGAACAGCCCCAGATGAGTCTTCAGGAGATCCGCGCTCGCGCTCGCAACGCAAAGCGCCGCCACGGTCTCGGATTGATCGTGATCGACTACCTCGGCCTGATGGCTGATGGTGAAGGCAACACGCGCAACGAAAAGGTCGGCGCCAACAGCCGCGGCCTGAAGGCGCTGGCGAAGCAGATGGACGTGCCGGTCGTCCTGCTGGCCCAGCTCAACCGCAAGCTCGAGGAGCGCGGCGACAAGCGCCCGATGCTCTCCGACCTTCGCGACTCGGGCGAAATTGAGCAGGACGCAGACATCGTGCTGTTCCTGTACCGCGACGAGGTCTATCACCCGGACACGCGCGATCGTGGCATCGGCGAGATCAACGTCGCCAAGCAGCGTAACGGGCCAACCGGAACCGTCGCCGCGGCGTACATCGGGGAGCGGACCTTGTTCGCGGACCTGATGCCGGGGACGAGATTCGGGGCCCAGCCGGGCGACGAAGCGCCGAGAAAGTCGAGACGGGGCTTTGAATGAGTGACACCGAACTTCGCGACGTATTGGAAGAAATCGCCGCATGGAGTCTCGAAGAACGCCGCGCCTACATCGCGAACCTCGCGATGCACAGTGCGGAGGATGCGGAGAAGGTGAAGGCAGGGCTCAAGGCGATCTGGGCTCAGCGAAACAGATAGAGCAACGGGGGAATGATGGGAAGAAGTGAAAGAACGGTCGGTAGTACTCCTATGCAGGAGATTGCATAAATGGCTACATCCAAAGAAACCCAACGCATCGAGGAAATCACCGCCGCCATGCGGGAGCACGGCCCACTGACCGCGGTTCGCCTCGTCGAACTGACCGGCTGGGGAATCAGCATGGTCCGCACCCAGCTTTCCAAGTCAGTCGACGTATTCGAACGCGTGAGCGAACCGGTTGCCGCAGTGGGCGGCTGGATTCCGGCGACGTGGTATCTGCGTGATGCCGCATGCGAGATGGGCGAAGACGAATTCGAGCGGCGCGCTGATGAGATGTCCAGAAGCTTTAGCTGGTGGCCCACGCTCGATCACTCGATTGATCGAATCGTCGGAGCGATGGTTCGGGGCTCAGTCAACGAAATGCGGGGTGTGTGATGGGAAAGCGCTGGACGGATGAGGAAAGGGCAATCATGAAAACGCATTATGAGACGGCCGACAGCGTCGAGGACGTGGCAATCATGCTCGGGCGCCCACGGTATTCCGTCGTCAAGAAAGCGTTGGCGATGGGCCTGAAGCGCCCCGATCTGCACGAGGCGTCGATCGCGCGGCTCAGGAGCGGGCTTGACGAAACGCCCCGCTCATCCGATGAAATCGCCCGACTCATCGGCATGACACGCAGCGCGACGAATGATCTGCTTCGCCGGGGACACGACGCTGGAGTGTGTCATATCGCCGATCACCGCCCTTGCGTTGGGCGCGGCAAGGAAACGCCGCTGTGGGTTGCTGGCGAGGGTGAAAACGCACAGACCGATTACGCGGTCGAGCAGGCAGAGCGCGAGGCCAAGCGGGCAGAGCACGCCGCGAAGCCGTTCAAGGCGTTTCGAGATCCGTTCACGTCGGTTTTCTTTGGAGGCGCCGCATGAACGTGCTCGTTGGCTGTGAAGAATCCGGCACGGTGCGCGATGCATTCGCCGCACTCGGCCACAAGGTACTGTCCTGCGACCTTCATCCTACGCGCTCGAAAGGTCCGCACTACCAAGGCGACATATTCGACGTGATCGACTACCCGTGGGACATCGCGATCTTCCATCCGCCATGCACACATACCTCGGTGAGTGGCGCTCGGCACTTCGCGGAAAAGTGGATGGACGGCCGCGGCGCCGCTGGCCCGTCGTTCTTCATGAACCTCGTTCGTCGCGCGGCGCATATCCCGAAGACGTGCTTCGAGCAACCAGTGTCGATCATGAGCTCGCTGTATCGGAAGCCCGATCAGGTGATTCAGCCGTGGATGTTCGGGCACGGCGAGACCAAGGCGACTTGCCTATGGCTCAAAGGTCTGCCGCTGTTGGTGCCGACGCAGATTGTCGAGGGGCGCGCGGACCGCATCCATAAGATGCCTCCGGGCCCGGATCGGGCGCGCGAACGTTCAAAGACGTATGACGGAATCGCCGCGGCAATGGCTGAACAGTGGACGAGAGTACTCGATATGGAGAAAGCCGCATGAACCCCACCCCTCAAGAAATAGCCCGCAAGGCTACTGAACTGAACATCAGCGGCCGTGCTGAGAGCCTTGCTGAACTGGTTGCATGGGTACTACGCCAGGTGGCGGCACAGAAGGAAGTGGATAAGGAGAAGGCGACGTGACGACGACTGAATGGTTTCCGGCTGTGATCGCGCCGGTTCATGTGGGCTGGTATGAGATTCAGGACCGGTCGCTCCGATGCACTTGCTGCTGCATGGACGCTTACTGGAACGGAGTTGACTTTGTTCGCTCTGGTTATTTCGGCGGCCGACTGGGCGTCTACGAAGTGTTTCGCAATGTCACCCGCTGGCGAGGCCTTACGGAGAAAGCAGCATGACGACAACCGACTGGTTCCCGCCAGACACAAAGCCCATCCACATCGGCGAATACCAGATCTCCTTCGTCGACTGCGGTTGGCAATACGAATGGGCGGCCTGGTGGGACGGCTCGCAATGGCGCGACAAGGAAGGCGGCAATTCGCTGATGGATCAGGCGCAGACGTGGCGGGGACTTTTGAGGGAGGAAGTGTGAGCGACGAACGCAACTGCAGAACATGCGCGCATCGACACGGCCTGAGCCAATGCGCAGCGACAGGCTATTACTGTTCGACGGAGACAAAATACGGCGGCCAGTGCATGCAGCTAGGCGAGCCGAAGCTGTGGGAGCCGCGCCGGTCGCTGCTTCGACGGGTGATCAGATTCTTCGTGGGGGTGAAGGCCTGATGGAAGTCCTGCTGACCAAGACACCGCAGGGTTACATGGTGCCCCTAAGCGAGAGCGAAGCCGAGAAGTGCAGGCGCTTCAAGGTGGGATCGACCGTCCGCGCCGAGGTGTCGGCGATGCGCAACTGGAAGTTTCACAAGAAGTTCTTCGCCATGCTCGACATCGGGTTCGATGCGTTCGATCCGCCTGAGTCGGAGCATCGCGGCTTGCCTGTGCAGAAGAACCGTGAGCGGTTCCGCAAGGATTGCATCATCGCGGCGGGCTTCTATGACGCCGTCGCCAACCTGAACGGCGAGGTTCGCGCCGAGGCGCACAGCATCAGTTTCGCGAGCATGGACGACGAGGAATTCGAGCGGGTGTATTCGGCGGTGGCCGATGTGCTGCTGCAAAAGGTGCTGCGCAATTACACGCGGGCGGATCTGGATGAGGTGGTTGATCGCGTGATGGGGTTTGTATGAAGCGCTCCCCACTCCAACGCAAAACACCCCTCAAGCGCGGCTCCTGGAAAAGCTCACCTGTCGATCAGAAGGACTGGCGAGCCGAAGTCAGGAGCGGAGGAATCAAGCGCCGCGCGAAGAGGCCCACGGTCGCGGAGGGATCGAAGTATCTGGAGGCGTGCCGCGGCGAGCGGTGCTATCTCGCCGTGTTCAGCGTTTGCCTGAATGACCCGGCCACGGTCGTCCCCTGCCATTCGAATCAGGCGCGGCATGGCAAGGGAATGGGCATCAAGGCGCGGCACGAGTTCACCGTTCCCGGATGTCGCGCGTGCCATGCGTTTATCGATCAGGGCAACGCGGCGCGGGAATACAAGTTCGACGTGTGGGATCGGGCATACGCCGAATGGGAGCCGGTACGGGCAAGAAAGATGAATCTTGAACTGGAGGAAGTGCTTTGACGATAGCTTTCAACGTCCCGGGTGTTCCGGTCGGCAAGGGCCGTCCGAAGTTCGCCCGAAAAGGCGCGTTCTTGCGCGCCTACACACCGGAAAAGACGGCCAACTACGAAAACCTCGTGAAGCTCGCAGCCGCCGAGGCGATGAATGGTGCTGCTCCGATGAAGCGCCCTATCGCCCTGCTGCTCACGATGCATATGCCGATTCCGGAAAGTTGGTCGAAGAAGCGCAAGGATCTGGCGATTCGCGGTCTGATCGGCGCAACGGTCAAGCCGGACGTCGACAATGTGTGCAAGGCCGTCACGGATGCCATGAACGGCATCGTCTACGCCGACGACAAGCTGATCGTCAGCGCAACCATCGTGAAGCAATACGGAGCCGTGCCGCATGTTGCGGTGCGGGTGCAGGAATACGCAGAGAAGGAGGCGGCATGATCGATCTGGACAAGCTGGAAGCAGACATCGAATACTCATCAAAGTGTGGAGACTCGGCAGCATTGCCGATCGATGTGGCGTTTGAACTCATCGCCGAGGTGCGGGCGCTGCGGGAGGATGCGGAGCGTATGCGCGCGCAGGCCTATGAACTGATGGGCGTCGTCGCGGATGTAGAGGAAGGCAATGGATTTGACTCCGTGTGCCTGCGGACGATCAAGCGAGTTATCGGAGAGTTGGCAGAAAAGCCGCGCGCCCGTGACTGTTCAAAGTGTGGTGAGAAAGGCATCCCGGCAGGCAAGTACTGCAAAAGCATGGGGTGCCCACTGAACCCGGCGACAAAGGAGAAAGCATGAACAACCTTCTTCTACTCGCCACCGGCATCCTTCTCGGCCTGTTCGCTGCTGGCATTCTCGGCGCCCTACTCGTGGCGTTTCGTGCGCCGCCGGTGACGATGCATCATCGCAGGCAGTGGCGCGACCGGCTCGAAGTCGCGCCCGGGACTGCGTTTCACGAGGTGCCCGCTACGCTCAAATGGGAAGCAAAGGCGACTGACGATGAGCGCGGCGTCAACTACTCGTTCATGGGCGCGACTGGACTCGAAGAATGATTCGCAAAAAATGTGATTGACAAGTACCACGACGCACTACATGTAGCACTTTTGCGTTAAAATAGCACTACTAAATGTGGTGCTTCGAACAACAACGGATTCAACTACGCGGGGTTCACTATGAGTGCTGCAAACTGGATCGACCACGAACTGAAGAACTGGGGCCGCTGGTGCAATTCCGGGCCATCCGATGAGCCGCAAGCGCCGGGAAGCTGTCTCGGCAACCTATACATTCGCGACGAGTTGACTCGCAGCGCGGATGACGATGCCCCTCCTCCCATTCACGAGGAAAATGCGAAGAGGGTTCAAAAGGTTTTCGATGTGGCGGCAACGTTGGAGCGCAAGGTTATGCAGGCAGAGTACTTGTCCCCGTGGAGATATGGCAGATACAGCGGTGGTGTCGCAGCAGCAGCCCGCGCACTGGAAATCAGCACGCCGTCCTACGAGACCATCCTGACGGTGGTCAAGCGACGCGTCGAGCGGGTGTTCACATGAAATACGCGCGCGAGTTGATGGATCTGATGGCGGCTTACCCGGGTCGCCAGTTTCGTATGCTGGAGATCGTGAATTACATCGCCGGCCGACATGCGGAGCAACGCGAGAAGAAGCAGGTACGCATGGGCGTATGGCGAGTCATCCAGATGCTAGAGGAATCCGGGCATATCGATGTTGAAGCGCAAAGCGGTCGCGGTGCCGCAGCTCGATATGCCTGGCGCACTTCGGCGCATGACTCGGCAAAAGTGTTACATGAGAAAGTGGAAAGTACCACTGAAACTGCTACATTAACGCCTGAAGACGTGCGCCCGCACGAAACGCAAGCAGAACCCGCCTAGAGCGGGTTTTTCTTTTTCCGGCTCCGATGCGCTCAACTGCCCTTCCCTCAGGTCATTACCGCGACCCAATGGAAGTGGCTATTGCCAATCAGGAGCGCGAAGCCCGCGAACAGAAGCGCGCCGAGAAGCGCCGCACGCTCACGGTCAAACCTGGCTGGAGCGACGCGCGCAAACGTGCCGAAGAACTGTTTGATTTCCCGCCGCGCCTCGGAGAGTCCTGAGACGCACCAAGCCCGCAGCAAGCCGCGCAATACGGCTCTCTCCGGGGAGCAACCCGGAAAGAATTCGCAATGAATGCCCAAGAGTTAATCAACAGCATCGAAGCCGACATCGAGCGCATCCGGAATCTTGATCCGGCGCTGCTGGCGTCGCTCGTTGCACGGCTCGACGAACTGCGGAAGCTGACGAAATGAATCCCTATACCGCGGCATTTCTCTGGTGGGGATCGCTTTACCTCGGCGCGGCCAAAGCATGCGCGGATTGGGCTGAGTTGATTGAGGGTGGTGATGAAGGCGATTGATCACGACTGGCTCGGTCGGCCGATCTATGATCCGCTTGACGTGATGGTTCAGACGGCTTTGCTGCCGGTCTTCTACGCGTCGAGCGCGTACCGCTGCTGGTGGTGCGCAAGAGAGCTGGTAGACGGTCGACGGTGTTGCAGGCCGGAAGACAGATTGGATTGATCCCCCGCTCCGCCGCCAGCCGGTAGGCCCGGCATCGCTGTCACACGGGCGGCGGAGCCCCGAATCTCCTCGCGTCGACTCCCCTTCGACGTTCGCTCGCGCTGAAAGGCTGCGGGCTTTTTTACATGGTGCGCGATGGCTCGAAAACCCAAATTTGAGGTTGTCGTCGAGCGCACGGAAATCTGTCGCGAATGTCGCCATGCGTACTTCGGGCAAGACGTGATTACCTGTCGGCGAGAACCGCCCAAGCCAGTTTTCGACATGGCCGAGGGTGAGATTGTTGACAGATTCCCGATCGTCCGCGCCGATCTATGGTGTGGAGAGTTCTGGCCAAAACTATCGTCATAAGGGGGAGTTGTGGATATACGAGGGCTTAAGAAGGCGGTCAAGGAGCATGGCAGCGTCCGTGCGGCAGCCCGCGAACTAGGCATTCCGGAATCCACGCTCCGCGGCAAGATCAAGATTCCGCTGTCCGAGAACGAGCGCAAATACCGCGCCGACTGGACTGCAGACGATTGCATTGCCGAGTTGCAGCGCATCGCGAAGATCGACGAAGACAAGGTAATCAGCCGGAACTACTTCCGTGTGCACTCGGACATCTCCGAATCCACATGGAATAGGCACTTCGGCACGTTCCACGAGTTTAAGCGTCAGGCCGGTATCGTCCTGTCGCGCCACGCGCATGGCCTCGAACGCGCGATCGCCAAGCACGCCAGCAAGGACGTGCAGCGACGGATGAACGTCGAGAAGTCTGGCTGGGAGGACGCTTATCTGCGCCCCAGCTCGAAACGCTTCCAGACCGTTCTCGTCGCGTCCGACATCCACGACATCGAGTGCGATCCGTTCTGGCGCCGGTGTTTCATCGACACGGCCAAGCGCGTGCAGCCCGAGAAGGTCGTCATCAACGGCGACGCACTGGATCTGCCCGAGTTCGGCAAGTATGGCGTCGACCCGCGCGAATGGGATGTGATCGGCCGCATCAAGTGGCTGCACACGTTCTTGGGCGACATCCGCACGGCGTGCCCGGAGACGGAGATCGTCTACATCGAGGGCAACCACGAAGCGCGCCTCATTCGCCACCTTGGCGAAGCGACGCCCGCGCTTAAGGTTGTCCTGTCGGACCTGCACGGCTTCACGGTGCCGAAACTGCTGGGCCTCGAAGCCTATCAGGTGAATTACATCGCCCGCATGGATCTTGCCGCGTTCAGTGAGCGCGACATGAAGCAGGAGTTGGCGAAGAACTACCACGTGATGTACGACTGCCTGATGGCGCACCACTTCCCCGAAGGGCGGAATATGGGTGTGCCGGGCTTCAATGGCCATCATCATAAGCACATCGTCTGGCCGTTCTACTCGCCGCAGTTCGGCTCGAGCGAATGGCACCAGCTGGGCTGTGGTCACGCCCGAGCGGCGACGTATTGCGCGGGCGAGAAGTGGGCGCTTGGCTTCATGCTGTGTCACGTCGACACGCAGAAGAAACACACGCAGTTCGAATACGTCGAGTTGCGCGATCACGCGATGATCGGCGGGCGATTTTATGAGCGCGCCGCGTCGGAGTTGATGGGCTCGTGACGCTCACCGGCTACACAAACGGCCGGAGGAAATGAAACGGTGGCCGGAGAGATACAGAGAACACTATGGCGCAAGAAAAGAAGTCTGCGCCGGACTGGGAGCGCATTGAAGCCGACTACCGGGCCGGCTTGCTGTCGGTGCGGGAGATAGCAGCGGCCCACGGCATTTCGCACACGTACATCAATACGCGAGCGAAGAAATTTGGATGGGTCCGCGACCTGTCCAAACGCATACAGGACAAGGCCGAGGCGCTTGTTTCCACGGCCACTGTTTCCAAAGAAGTTTCCACGGAAACAGCGCTTTCGGATAAGGCGATCGTCGATGCCAACGCGCAGGTTATTGCTGGCGTCCGGCTGGCTCATCGCTCCGATATTGCGCGCTCCCGTTCGCTGGTGATGTCGCTGCTTGGCGAGGTGGAAGCGCAGACGAACGACCCGGAGTTGTTCGATCGGCTCGGCGAGTTGGTCGTCGACAATGGCAGCGACGCCGAGTCCAAGTTGCTCGAAGCATACCGGCGCGTCATCTCGACGCCGGGCCGCATTGATGGAATGAAGAAACTCGCCGATTCGCTGAAGACGCTGATCACGCTTGAGCGCGAGGCATACGGTCTGGCCGATGAGCCGCCACCGCCTGCCGCCCCCTCGGTAGTAGTCAACAACGCGCCGGCCGCCACGCTGGCAGAAATTCAGCAGGTTCTGCAGGAGAACGCGGCGACACCAAAGGTCTAGCATGGAATTCACCGACAAGGAGCGGCGTTCGTTCCGTTCGCTGTCGATGGCCGACCTGTACTGGTTCACGCGCTGGATGTTCGTCAACCGCCGCGGATACACGTGGCAGCAGGCGAACCATCACAAGACGGTCTGCGATGCGCTGATGCGGGTGTTTCGCGGTGAATGCAAGCGCCTCATCATCAACATCCCGCCGCGATACTCCAAGACGGAGATTGTCAAGAATTTCGTGGGGTGGTCGCTCGGGCAGGCGCCCGACAGCGAATTCATCTACACCTCGTATTCGACGCGTCTGGCTGCCGCGTCATCGTGGGACGTCCGCAGTCTGGTGCAGGAAGCCGAGTACAAGGCTATTTTCCCGGCTGTCGCGCTGCGTGAAGACAGCCAGGCCAAGGACGAATGGCGTACGACCGCCGGCGGCATCATGTACGCCGTTGGCGCGGGCGGCACGATCACTGGCTATGGCGCCGGCAAGCATCGCGCCGGATTCGGTGGCGCACTGCTGATTGACGATCCGCACAAGGCCGACGAAGCGCGATCGGATGTGATGCGCCAGAACGTGATTGACTGGTTCCAGAACACGTTCGAGTCGCGGAAGAACAGCCCCGACACGCCGATCATCCTCATCATGCAGCGACTGCATGAGAGCGATCTGGCCGGTTGGCTGCTTGCTGGCGGTAATGGCGAGCAATGGGGGCACGTGTGTCTACCTGCCCTGCAGGACGACGGCTCAGCGCTCTGGCCTGAGAAACACTCGGTCGAAGAATTGCGCCGCATGGAGGCGGCATCGCCCTACACGTTTGCCGGGCAGTATCAGCAGCGACCGGCACCGGCTGAGGGCGGGATTTTCAAGCCCGATCAGATCCCGATCATCGACGCGATACCCGCCGAATCGATCAAGTGGTTTCGCGGCTGGGACTTGGCGAGCACGACCGATGGGGACTGGACGGCTGGCGGCAAACTCGGGAAGTTGCCTGACGGGCGATTCATTATTGGAGACATGGTGCGCTTGCGCGCCGGTCCCGATGCCCGAGACGCAGCGATCGTCAATACCGCATCGTCCGATAGTCGCGCCGTCAAGATCAGCATCCCGCAAGACCCCGGTCAGGCGGGCAAGACTCAAGTCCTGTATTTGACGCGTCAGTTGGCCGGGTATCGCGTACATAGCTCGCCCGAATCCGGCGACAAGATCACGCGCGCCGAGCCATTCGCCGCGCAGGTGAACGTCGGGAACGTTGCGATGCTCCGCGGTAGTTGGAACGCGGCTTTGATCGATGAAATGCGCATGTTCCCGAACGGGGCGGCCGATGACCAGATCGACGCACTCTCCCGCGCATTCTCTCAACTGATCGTAAATCACTCCGCAACCGTAACCAGCCTCAACGCATAGCACCGATGACATCAACCGTTCGCGATACCACGCCAGCAGTCGACGCGATGACGGTCGATGACCCGATGATCCAGGCACTCCTGGGCGGGACGACTGCCATGCGGGACGCGCAGAAGACTTTTCTGCCGCAGTGGCCCAATGAAGATGGCGATGCCTACGCGAACCGCGTCAAGACCGCCACCCTCTTTCCGGCGTTTTCGCGCACGGTCGAGGTGCTGACTGGTAAGCCGTTCTCCAAGCCGATCGCATTCGGTGATGACGTGCCCGAGCAGATCCAGGAATGGTGCCAGGACATCGACCTGCAGGGCCACAACCTGGATGAATTCGGCGCAGCAGTCACCTATCACGCGATTTCGCACGGGCTGTGCGGCATCCTCGTCGAGTACCCGACCACGCAGGGAAAGATCAGGACAAAGGCCGACGAGAAAGCGGCCGGCGTGCGTCCGTACTTCGTCCACATCCACAAGAAGGACATTCTGGGATGGCGTGCCGAGCGGATCAACGGTCAGTTGACGCTCACGCAGTTCCGCTTCCTCGAGTCGGTGACGGAGCCCGATGGCACCTTCGGTGAGAAGATCATCGAGCAGGTTCGCGTGCTCTATCCGGGCAGGTGGGAGGTGTGGCGCGAATCAGAGACCGAGGAAGAGAACGGCAAGAAGAAGTGGGTGCTGTACGACGAAGGCGCGACGACGCTCAGCAAGATTCCGTACGTGCCCGTCTACGGCAAGCGCACCGGCTACATGCAGGGCGTCTCGCCGCTGGTCGAGCTCGCGCACATGAACGTCGAGCACTGGCAGAGCAAGTCTGACCAGCAGACGATCCTGCATGTTGCGCGCATTCCGATCCTGTTCGCCAAACTGCTTGACGGCGCTCCTATCACGATTGGCGCCTCGTCGGCCGTGAAGGCTGAAGCTCCTGACGCCGACCTGAAATACGTCGAGCACTCGGGCAAGGCGATCGAAGCCGGCGCAAAGGAACTCGCAGCCCTAGAAGACCGCATGCGCCAGAGCGGCGCCGAACTGCTCGTCGTCAAGCCTGGTAATACCACGGTCGTCCAGACGCAGGCCGATAACGAAGTCGGTATGTGCGTGCTGCAACGCATTGCGCATGCAGTAGAGGACGCGCTTGATGCGGCCATCCAACTCGCGGCCGAATGGGTTGGCGAGAAGGAAGGCGGCCATATCACCGTGTTCAAGGACTTCGGCGTCGCCTCGCTCGAGGCTGCATCGCTCGAACTGCTCCGAGACATGAACGTCGATGGCACGTTCTCCGACGAATCACTGTTCCGCGAGGCTCAACGCCGCGGCGTGATTGGCCCTGATGTGCAGTGGGAGGACGAGAAAAAGCGCATTGCGCAGAACGTCCCGAAGGGCGAGCCACAACTCAAGCTTTCCGACTGATCCATACAGTTTCCAGCATTACGCGCCCGGTTAAGCCGGGCGTTTTCGTTTGTGCGGCCAGGCCGCGGTGTTCAACCATTCCCGAGGGGAAACCATGTCGTATCTGCAACGCAAACTCTTTTCCCGCGTCTTCCGCAACGAGGCTGGTGAAGCCGGCGATACGGGCGGCGGCGGTGCGCCCGACGTCCAGAAGATGATCGCTGACGCTGTGGCAAGCGCAGTCACCGGCCTGAAGGCCAAGAACGACGAACTGCTCGGCAAGTTGAAGCACAGCAACGAGCAACTGAAAGCGTTCGACGGCATCGATCCGGTCAAGACAAAGGAAATGATCGCCCGCTTCGAGAACGACGCTGAAGCAAAACTCATCGCCGAGGGCAAGTTGTCCGAGGTGATCGAGAAGCGTACCGAGCGGCTGCGTGCTGATTACGAAAAGAAGCTTTCCGACGCACATGCACTCGCGCAGAACGAATCGGAGCGCGCCAAAGCGTTCCAGGGTCGCGTCCTTGACGACGCCATTCGCGCTGCCGCTGCGCAGGCTGGACTGCACCAATACGCCATTGACGACGCGCTTCTGCGCGGACGGTCCATGTTCTCGCTCAACGCTGACGGCCAGGCCGTGCAGCTCGGGCCGGATGGTCAGCCGGTGCTCGGGAAGGACGGCAAATCGGCTTTCTCGCCCGCTGAATGGCTGGAAGGCATGAAGGAAAGCGCGCCGCACTGGTTCCCTGCTGCTGCCTCGGGTGGTGGCTCAACGGGTGGCAGTGGTGGCAGCAGTTCCAAGAAAACCATGACCCGCGCTGCATTCGACCAGTTGCCGCCGCTCAAGCAGGCGGAGACGGCACGAAGCGGCGTCACCATCACTGATTAAAGGAGCCCTCGGTGGCGAATACGCTCTCTTCCCTCATTCCTGACCTGTACGAATCGCTCGACGTCGTGTCGCGCGAACTGGTCGGGTTCATCCCCGCAGTCACGCTCGATCCGTCGATCGCCCGCGCCGCAATCGGCGAGAACGTCCGCTCGTTCGTCGCACCTGCATCGTCGGCCGAAGACGTTTCGCCGGGCCAATTGCCGCCCGATGACGGCGATCAATCGATCGGTAACGTGCCGATCGTCATCACCAAGTCGCGTATGGTGCCGTTCCGTTGGACCGGTGAAGAACAGAAGGGCGTGAATCATGGCCCTGGCTACACCGGCATCCGCACGAACCAGATCACGCAGGCCATGCGTACGCTGACGAACGAAATCGAGGCGGCTGTCGGCCAGCTCGTTTTCGCATCGTCGCGCGCTACCGGCACGGCTGGCACGACCCCGTTCGCATCGGACCTCAGCGCCACCGCACAGGCTCGCAAGATCCTGTCGGACAACGGCGCACCCCTCTCCGATCTGCAGTGCGTGGTCGACACGACTTCGGGCGCCAGCCTGCGCACCCTCATGCAGTTGACGAAGGCGAACGAAGCCGGCACGACCGAACTGCGCGCGCAAGGTACGCTGCTCGAGCTGCATGGCTTCAAGGTGCGTGAATCGGCGGGCGTAGCCACGCACGTCTCAGGCACCGGCGCAAGCTATGTGACCAACGGCGCACTGGCTGTCGGCGCAACGACCATTCCGGTTCAAACCGGTTCGGGCACGATCCTGGTCGGTGACGTCATCACGCTGGCCGGCGACACGAACAAGTACGTCGTCACGACTGCTCTGACGGGCGGCAACGTCGTCATCGCGGCTCCGGGCCTGCGCAAAGCAGCGACCTCGGGCACGGCTGTGACCGTTGGCGCTGCCTACACCGGCAATGCGTTCTTCTCGCGCAATGCGTTCGTGCTCTCGACCCGTCTGCCGGCGCTCCCGCAAGAGGGTGACATGGCCGACGACCGCACCACGATCGTCGATCCGCGCAGCGGCCTGGCCTTCGAAGTGTCGATGTACCGTCAATACCGCCGCGTGCGCTATGAAATCGCCTGCGCGTACGGTATGGCGAACATCAAGCCGGAGCACAGCGGCATCCTGCTCGGCTAAGAGCGCTGAAAACGGCCCGCTGATGCACTGGCGGGTCGTTTTTTCATCGGAGAACGCATGGCACGCCCCAAGAAAGACGCAGAAACGCCGCAAAACGACGGCGACATCGCATTCGTCACGATGACGCGCGACGCGGACCAGTACCCTGAGCCGCATACCGCGCAGGTTCACCCCGACGAAGTGGAAAACTACCGCCCTGGTGGCTGGGAGATTGCATAAATGCTCACCGCTCAGCAACTGGCCGATGTTCGGCGCTTCGCCGGCTACCCGATGCTGGGCGATACCGTCGCCGACGACTCGCGAGACTTTGCCTACGGCTGGGTTTCGCCGGGCACGTGGCAGACGTTGCAGCACCGGCTGACGAGTCTGCGCCCGGAAGAGGAATCGATCCTCGTCAATACGTATCTGACGCCGCTCTACACGCTGGAGTCGGCGATCTACGGTGCTGGTGACAACCTGGACACCGATCAGGCCGCTGTGTGGACGCACAACAAGAACGAAGTCGCGGACCGGACGAAGCTTTTCGACCAGTGGCGTCGTCGCATGTGCTATTTCATCGGCGTTGCGCCGGGTCCGTCGCTTGGCAATGGCGGCACGATGATCGTGCGAGGCTGACATGGACGCCGCGAAGCTCCAGACCAAGGTGTATAAGGGCTATGGCAAGGCGGCACTGCGCATCGGGCCGCTATACAGCGTCTACCGCCCTGCCGATCCGCTGAACCCCCTCGCGGGCGTGCCTGTCGCCACGCTGAACGCCTCGTTCAACGCGGAAGACATGACGTACTCGCGGCCGAACAAGTACGGCAAGCCGACATGGTTCGCCCTGCTCGACGGCACGCAAACGCTCGTGGGCGACTACATCATCAACAGCGACAAGACGTATTTCATCGCGGCGATGCAGCAGACGCTGCCGATTCTGGCGGTGGACTGCAATCGCGTGATCAACGTGCTTCGCCCGCAGCAGCAGACCGGCGTCGGCGCAGTCGGCTACGGCGGCGACACGGACGCCAACGAAACGCCGCTGATGACCGGCTGGCCTGCTTCGGTGCTTCAGGGCACGAAGGGCGAAAAGAACGAGGTGAATCTGCCCGGCGACGTGCGCAATCCGTGGTGGCAGATCCTTCTCCCTGCATTCCCCGGCGTCATTCTCCGCACCGCTGACATCGTGACGGACGACATCGACCGCCGCTACATCATCTCGAGCGCTGAGCAGACCGACCTCGGCTGGCGAATCACAGCGCAGAGCGCACAGACCTGATATGGCCGACGAATATGACGTGATGGACACGCTGGCGAGCATGAGCGCGCAGGCGGTCTATCCGAATGGCACGGGTCAGGCTTCGGCGGCTGGCGTGCCGGTCATCTGCTATGCGGGATGGCCAACGGCATCGAGGCTCGATTCTGACCTGAAGGTGGGCAAGATTCACGTAACCGTGTTCGCCCGCCCGGAAGAAAAGAACACCACGCGGTACATGACGCAAACGCAGACTGTGACCGCGACAACGCCCACCCTGACGATCACGGTATCGGGGCAGACGGTCACGATCGGTGGCGCCATGCCATCGCCTTTCGCGGCGCACAACCTCGATGTGTTCGTCAACGGCAAGCCCTATCTGTATGCGGTTCAGCAAAGCGACACGCTGACCAGCATTGCAACGGCACTGGCGACGCTGATTGCCGCGGACGTGGCCGGTACGACCAGTGCGGGACCAGTCATCACCATTCCGGCCGGCGCAAAGATCGGCGCGGCACGTGTCGGCACGAGTGGCGTGGGACTTCGCGAAGTCAGCCGACAGGAGCGGCGCTTCCAGATCACGGTATGGGCTGACACGCCCGACCATCGCAAGGCGGTTGTGCGCCCGATCAAGGCGCTTCTCGCCGACAGCCATTTCATCACCCTGCCTGATGGCACGGCTGGCCGATTGATCTACGCCGGCGGCGGCGGTCCGAACGACAACCCGCAGGACGCGAAGCTCTACCGGCACGACCTGTTCTATTCCTGCGAGTACGGCACCACGGTTCTTGACCCGCAGTACCAGGTCATCGCGATCGAAACCAACCTCTCTGCCGATGGCTCGACGCAGCCCGCGGTGAGAACGAATTACCAGTGAGGCAAGCATGCAGTTGCGAGTCATCGAGCCGTTTGGCGGCTATGAACAGGGAGCATTGATCGCCGACGCAAAGGCGGTCGAAGCGGTGCTCGCGTCACCGCAGGCGCAGTACGTTGTGCAGGTCGCTGATCCGGAGCCCGAGCCGGTCGCGAAGTAACACGAATTCATCTTCATCTTGAGCCGCTTCCGAGCGGCTTTTTTCATTTCTGGAGCCGCGTATGACGGTCGTGCAGCAGGGACAGGTCAATCTGACCGCCCAACAAGTTCCGGGCGTGATTGTCCAGGTGGTCGCACCTGGCCCCGCGCCGATCAACGGTGTGCCGAGCAATATTGCCGGTCTGGTTGGCGTCGCTTCGTGGGGCCCGGTTGGCGTTCCCGTGTTCGCGACGGCGTACAACGATGCTTCGGCCAAGTTTGGCCAGATGCAGGTGCGCAAGTACGACCTTATGACGGCGCTGTGGAACGCAAGCCAGCAGGGCAACGTCGGCGCCTATGCGCTCGTGCGCGTGACGGATGGCACCGATACGGCCGCGACGGCTGCGCTCGGCACCACCTGGGTCACGCTGACGGCCAAGTACACCGGCACGCTCGGCAACACGCTCTCGGCAACGCTGTCGACGGGCACCAAGGCCAGCACGTCGAAGCTTACCATCTCCGCGCCGGGCTTCACGTCGGAAGTGTTCGACAACATCCCGGGCACGGCTGGCGCGTTGCGCGATGCGATCGTCTCGGCGGTGAACAACGGCAACAGCCAGTTCCGCGGCCCATCGGCACTCGTCACGGCATCGGCTGGCGCAAGCTCGACGGCTCCGACGATCCCGACGACGGTCACGTTCTCGGCCGGCACGGACGGCGCGACGACGATCACGAGCTCGGTGCTGCTCGGCACCGATACGGCGCCGCGCAAGGGCATGTATGCGCTGCGCAACACCGGTACATCGGTTGCCGCGCTGGTCGACTGCGACGACACGACGTCGTACGCCAATCAGGTCGCATTCGGCCTGTCGGAGGGCGTCTACATGCTGATGGTCGGCCCCGCGGGCGACACGATCACCAACGCTGTTTCCGCGAAGGCAACGGCAGGCATCGACTCGTACGCCGGCAAGATCATCTTCGGCGATTGGGTCTACATTAACGACACGGTCAACAATCAGGTTCGCTTGACCTCGCCGCAGGGCTTCTTCGCGGGCTACTTCGCGAACGCATCGCCGCAGAACTCGTCGCTGAACAAGCAGTTGCAGGGTATCGTCGGCACGCAGCGCACCTATACGGGCCAGCCGTACGCACAAGCCGAACTGTTGCAACTCGTGCAGGCCGGCATCGACCTGATCACGAACCCCTCGCCTGGCGGCTCCTACTTCAGCGCGGTCATCGGCCTGAATACGAGCTCAGATCAGGCGTTGCACGAAGACTCGTACACGCGTCTGACGAACTACATCGCCTACAGCATCAACGCCTGGGGCGGGAAGTTCGTCGGCCAGTTGCAGGGCTTCCAGAGCTACGACCAGACCCGCGCGAATGCCTACGCAGGCCTCGCGCAGTTCATGCAGAACATGGTCGACGCAGGCATGATCGACTCGTACAAGGTCACGCTCGACAAGTCGAACAACTCCGACGCCCGGATCATGCAGGGCTGGATGCAGGCTGACGTGCAGGCGCGCTACAAGGCGGTCGTGCGCAACTTCCTGGTGAATCTCCAGGGCGGTCAGACGACGGTTATCCAGAAACCGGCAGGCAGCTAACTCAATTTTGACCCCGCTCGTTCGGGGTTTTCTGTTTTCAGGAGGCTTCTATGCCGATGAATGGGTATTCGGTTGGCCGCGACATTACGCTCGTCATTCAGACGCCGAGCGGGCCGCTGTCACTGAACAAGATCACGAAGTTCACCGCCAAGCAGGAATCGACGGAAGTTCGCGTGAAGCGCCTCGACGGCATCACCGATCGTCTGCGCTTCTTCGATGGCTGGTCGGGTGGCTTCGAAATCGAGCGCCAGGACAGCGTCGTCGACGACTATTTCGCGCAGCTCGAGGCGAACTACTACGCCGGCATCAACGAGCAGCCGTGCCAGATCTACGAGACGCACACGGAACCGAACGGCATGACCACGCAGTATCGCCATGACGGCGTGCTGTTGACGCTGGACAACGCTGGCGAGTGGATGGGTGATTCCACCGTCAAGATCTCGCTCAAGTGGACCGGTTCGCGACGGACCAAAACGGCGTAAGGAGCCTAGCGAATGCCAAAGGTAACGATCAACGAAAAAGTCGATGCGACAGTTTCCTTGCCGCAGAACGAAGAACTGTCCGATGACATGCTGGTCGACCCGGAAGGACGGCGCCTGAAGGTCAAGAAGCTGGACTTTCTGGCAGAAAGCCGCGTGATGCGCCTGCTGGGCGATGCATCGACCAACCAGGGCTACGTGATGGGCTACGTTTTCCCGGCTGTCAGCGTTCGGGAAATCGACGGCGAAGCGTTTGCGGTTCCTTCGACCCAGAAGGAACTCGATGCGGCAATCATCCGTCTCGGCGAAAAGGCTGCACCGCTGGTTCTGCAAAAGTTGCTCGGCGTAACGCCGGACGACGAGGTCGATGCAGTAAAAAACTAGCCCGGAGCCCCGATTTTCAGGCTGCATGCGTGCTCCTGAAGAACGGCGCTCCATTTCATGTGGCTTTCGATATTGATCGTTCGGATGTCGATTCATTCCGGATGGATCACGTCGAACGCCGGGCAATGTGCATTGTCATGGGCCAGTTAGAAGGCGGCAAATTCAACTGGAACTCGATGGAATTCGAGGATGCAGCATGAAAGAGTTCAGCAGCATGGGCGAATTTGCGCTGGAACTGGTCAAGCTGGAAGCCGCTGAGTTGATGTCGCTCAGTCACGGGCTTGAAAAGGTCGCGCAGGGCATCGAAAAGACTGCGCGTGACGAGATCGGCCATTATCAACAGGCAGCCGGGCCATTCCCGGCATGGGCCGAACTGGCGGAGTCCACGAAGGCAGATCGTCTAAGCCACGGCTTCACGGAAAACGACCCCGGCCTGCGCATTGGCGAGATGCAGGATTCAATTCATCACGAAACCAAGTGGCTCGAGGCCGTCATTGGCTCAGATGATCAGAATCTGGTGTGGTTTGAGATGGGAACCAACAAGCAGCCACCTCGCCCCGTCCTGGGGCCTGCTGTCGTGCACAACGAAAAGTTGATCCTGAAGGAAATAGGGCATGCCGCAGTGCAGGGTCTGGTTCCCGGAACTGCCATTTCTCCCCAGCTTGGCTATGACCGGAATGTCTAGTACCAGTTGAATGCCGCGCCCAGGAAGGCGTACATGCCCATCGCTAAAGCGGCCAGGACCGGCACAAGAATCATCAGCATCAGCAGGCAGGCGGTTCCGAACAGTATCCGAAAACCAAGGGGCATTGGGTTTGCCCAGAACACCCGCGGGCGTTTCTGGCTGATCTGCCGGATGTTCGGGTATTGCACCCATGAAACGTGGTCAGCGAGCCATTCATGGGCACGTAAAGTGAATTTCATCTCATCTCCGACATGCTAGAAGCCTACAAAATTGCCGTCCGGGTATCGCTGATCAACAACGTCAGTTCCGGGCTTCTCGCGATGTCGCAACATTTCGCGAAGGTCAACGGCAACGCCGCGCAGCTTCAGCAGCGGCTGGATAAGATCAAGACCACGATGCTGATCGGCGGTGGCGCAGTGGCGGCAGGCGCATTTGGCTTCCGGCTCTTCGATGGCGCCATCAAGTCGGCCGACAAATACTACCACCAGCTCGCCCTGCTGAAGAACATCGGCATGAGTCAGGCTGAAGTCGCAGAAACCGTGAAAACGGCATGGCAGACGACGCACGATGTGATGTCGACCAAGGCGTCGGACAACATCAAGACGCTCCTCGAGCTTCGTTCCGCTTTCGGCGATGGAAAATATCACGAAGCGCTGGCGATCCTGCCTACGGTGCAACGGATGGGCGCGGTTCTCCAGTCCATCACGGGCGCTCCGCAGGATCACGTCGGCTTCGACATGATTAAGGCGATCGAGCTCGGCACGAAGGGCGCGCTGTCTGAGGATGGCGTCAAGAAGCAGGCCGAGATGATGTCGCAGGCGATCGTCGCCATGAACGGAACGGTGACCGTTGCCGACTTTCATCAGGCGCTGAAGTATTCCCGTTCAGCCGCGCCCTACCTGTCTGACGATTTCAAGTACAAGTATCTGCCGACGCTGATCCAGGAGATGAAGACCGGCAAGGGCGGTGCTTCTGGTGCGGGTAACGCCATCGCCTCGCTGTACGGGCTCATTGCCGGCCGCATGATCCCGAAGGAATTGATCCAGAACTGGGTCGATTCCGGGCTCGTCGACAAGTCGAAGGTTGTCGCTGATCCGCACAGCCGGACGACGTCGAAGATTCTCCCGGGCGGCATCGTGGGATCGGGCGAATTCGCGGCAAATCCCGAAGCGTACGCACTGAAGTACATCAAACCGGCGATTGCGCGTTTGCAGGCGCAGAAAGGATTGTCCGAAGTTGACGCATTCTATGCGTTGACCAAGAACCGGGTGACGGCCTTCGCATTGCAAACGCTGGTTAATAAATCGGTGCAGTTCGAGCGCGATCGCGCATTGATTGAGAAAGCGCCGAATTCGCTCCAGGCGTATAACCGGCTCGCCAGGACAGACCCGGAGCTGGCCCGGCAACAGTTAGGCGCGCAGTGGGAAAACTTGAAGATCCAGCTTGCCTACGATGTGATGCCGAAACTGATCAAGGCATTCGGCTGGATGGCTGCGAAGGTATCCGAAATCGTCAAGTGGATGGAAACGCACCGTACCGCTGTCGGCGCATTCGTGAACACGTTCCTGCTGCTGTCGACGGTCCTCACGGTTGGCGGCACGCTCACGCTGCTGAAGGGCGCCGTGTCGGGGCTTGGCCTGGTCTTCACAGCCGTGGGCGGCCTGGGTACGGCGGCTGCGGCGATCGTCAATCCGATCGGACTGGCAGTCGCGGCAATCGCGACCATCGCTGCAGCAGTCTATGCATTCCGTCCGATGTCCCAGTCGGAGATCGATTCGTACAAAACGGACGGCGGCGTACGACTCACGCCCGGCGCACAAGCCCGCATCAATGCCGGAGAACTTAGCCGGGGCGTAACCCCGGGCGCCGGCGGAGGTTCTGGCAAGACGACCGGCGTCGTGAATCTCGACGGCCGTCTCGTCGGCAACTTCATGGCCGATCACCTCGGCCGGCAGGCATCCGGCCCGATGACGGGCACCAGCAACTTTGACGTATCAATGGGCCTGCCGACGCCCGGCTTGGGCTATCAACGATGACTCCAGACACGCTCCTCACCCTCGGCGGAATCAGTTTCTACCAGTTCGAGGTGCCGGAGTCGATCGGATTCGGCGGCGAACAGCGGCTGGCCGTGCATGAACTCATCGGCGGCCAGAAAACCGTCGACGCGATGGGCGCGTTTTCGGCGCCGCTTGTCTGGTCGGGGCGATTCCGCGGGCAAACGGCGCTCGAGCGGGCGCGGTATGTCGACGGCTTGCGGGTTTCAGGTCAGGCGACGAACGTCACCTGGTCCGAGTTCTCGTATCTGGTCGTGGTGCGGCGTTTTTCGCCGGTCTACGAGCGCTTTTACGAGATCCCCTACCAGATCGAGTGCGAAGTCATCGCCGACCTGACGCAGGCGGTCACATCGCTGTCGACGCTGGGCGCGAATGACCTGATCAACGGCGACACCTCTTTCGCGAGCGGTCTGCTCGATAAGATTGGTAGTCCCACGCTAACCAGCGCATTTGCAAGCGTCCGGTCCGCGATTTCGGCAGTCTCCGATTTCGCGACGGCGGCCCAAAGCACACTCAACAGCGTTCTTCTGCCGGTCCAGCAATTCAGGTTGCAGGTTCAGACCGCCATTGCGCAGACCAACAACGCACTGGTGAACGTGGCGACGCTCGGCGGCGTCCTGCCGAACAATACGATCGCGCAGAACGTGCAGAGCCTGACGAATTCGATTACTGCGTCCCAGAATCTCCCTCTGCTGATCAACCTTGATCGCGTCGTCGGCCGTATCGGCATCAATATCGGCTCGCTTTACTCGAGCGCCCGGCAATCGACGGTCGCAGGCGGCAGCCTCATGCAGATCGCCGCGAAGGAATACGGCGATTTCCGCGCATGGACTGGTCTGGCGAAGGCCAATCCGCAGCTCGGCGGCGATCCGCAACTCACCGGCATCAACACGATCACGATTCCGCCCAACGCGGACAACTCTGGCGGCGTTCTCAACTCCTGATGGCGTACCTCAACCAAGTCCCCGCGCAATCGACGGCGCGGCAGCCTCGCGCGCTCGTGAAGATCAACGACACGATCGTGCCGGGCTGGGTTGACTGGACGGTCGACTCTAACTCGTTCTATAGCGCCGACACCTTCCGCGTCAGGTTTTCGACTTCCCTGTTGCCGGACGCGTTCGACGTCGCTTGGTTCTCAACCGTCACCGAGGCGTTCGTCGAGATTTTTGCAGGATTTCCCGCCGACCCGACGAGTTTCACCGCCGGCGAACTGACCAGCCTCATCTACGGGCGCATCGATGACATCGACTTTGACCCGTGCGGAACGTGCATCACGATCACTGGCCGCGACCTGACGGCGGCGCTGATCGACACGAAACTGACGGACCAGTGGAATAACCTAACGGCGTCGGAAGTCGCGACGCAACTGGCCAACAAGCATGGTTTGACGCCGCAGGTCACGAAAACGACTGAGATCGTCGGCAAGTACTACCAGATCGACCACGTGCGGATCAACGCGGAGCGCAGCGAATGGGATCTGCTCGCATGGCTCGCGGCTGAAGAGGGTTTCGTCGTCTACGCCAAGGGGCACACGCTCTACTTCGGCGCCGACCCGCGCACACCTGACACGCCGTATCTGGTCCGCTGGCAGGCACCCGATGACAACGTCGGCTATGCGACGATGAATGGCGGCCGGATCAGGTTTTCGCGCAGCCTGACGGTGGCCAAGGGTGTGACGGTCGTCGTGCATAGTTGGAACAACAAGCAGAAGCAAGGCTTCGATGCCTACTACCCGAGCAAGCCGAAAGCAATTCAGGCAGGTAAATCAAGCCCTTTCGGCAACACGCAGACCTACGAATTCAATATCCACGGGCTGACGCAGCAGCAGGCCACAGCACGGGCGCAGGCGCTCTACAACCAGATCATCCGCCACGAAGTGAAGATGCAGTACGACGCGCCGGCCGATGATTTGCTGACGGCGCGCGTGATGATCCAGACCGAAGGCTTCCCGGGCAACTTCAACCAGACGTTTTACGTCGACTCGGTGACGCGCGAATTCAGCCTCGATACGGGCTACTCGATGCACGCCCGCGCGAAGAACCACAATCCTGACCTGCAAGTCCAGTCCGCATGAGAGACCTGAATAACGCGATCGCGATGCGTGCAGCACTGGCGCAGGCGCAGAAGATTTCGCGCATGCATGGCCTCGTGGCGAGCTACGACCCGAACACCTATTCGGTGAAGGTCCAACTTCAGCCAAGCGGCAAGCTGACCGGATGGATTCCCATCGAGACGCACGCGATCGGCAATGGCTGGGGCGTCGCATACGGCCCGCAGATCGGCGATCAGGCGATTGTTGATTTTGCTGATGGCGACCCGGAGGCGGCGACGGTTTCGGGCTTCATCTATAGCGACCAGGACCGCCCTCCTCCTGTGCCGTCTGGCGAACTGTGGACGGTGCACAAGTCGACGTCTGCGCTGAAGTTTCTGACAAACGGCGACGTGACTCTCCATGTCGCCGGGAACTACAACGAAACAGTCACAGGAACGGCCACGCGCACGGCTGCGCAACACCACATCATCGGCCCCGTGCAGATGGACAGCACCTTGAACGTCAACCAGACGATCAGCGGTGAAGGCGGGATGACCATATCGGGCGATAACGGAAGCGGCCATGCGTCAACGGTGACGGGAGACATGAATATGGTCGGCAATCTCAACACGACCGGCACCGTCACCAACAACGGCAAAAACATCAGCAGCACCCACGTTCATTCGAACGGCAATGGCGGTGCAAATACGGGCGCTCCGGTATGACGCAACAACTTCTGTCAGACCTGTACCAGTGGTGCGGGAGCGATGTGTCGACCAGCGCAGTCGGCGATTTTCTTCCGGTGACAGGCGATACGCGCTCCCAACAGCGGATCATCCGGCGCCTGTGCACGAACCCCGGCGACTACATCCAGCATCCGGACTATGGCGGCGGCCTGCCGAAGATGATCGGGTCGAATGCGTCGGTCTCCGATGTAAAGGCCGTCGTGCAGTCGCAACTCCGGCTCGAGGATTCGATCCTTCAGTTGCCCGCGCCGATCGTGACCATTACCCCGATCAATGCGGGCATGCAGATCCAGATTCAATACACGGATGCGCTCACCCGCAAGCCGGTCCTTCTGTCGTTCAACGTAGACATCTGATATGGCACTTTCGACAAAGGACTTCAACAGCCTCGTCAGCGAGACGGTCGCCAACATCCAGGGCTATGCGAGCGTCCTGGTCGACCTGACCATCGGGTCGATTCTTCGCTCCGTGGTTGAGGCGACCGCCTCCGTTGTCATGTGGCTTCAAGGTCTCATCCTTGCGGGCGTGGCGCTTACGCGCGCCGCAACGTCCAATGGTAGTGACCTTGATTCGTGGTTCGCGCAATTCGGGTTCTCGCGCCTGCCAGCCGTGACGGCGACGACACAGGAAACATTTTCCCGTTTCACGCCAACCAACCAGGCGTTGATTCCGGTCGGCGCGATTGTCCAGACTGCAGACGGCAGCGTGCAATTCTCCGTCATCGCCGATACAACGAATGCGGCCTATAGCGCCAGTCAGGGCGGCTATGTGCTGCCTGCTGGGCAAGTCAGTGTTACCGTCGCCGTGCAGTGCACTCAGGCCGGGACCGCCGGCAATGTATCGGCCGGCCAGTTGAACACGCTGGGCACCGCAATATCTGGCGTTGACTACGTGAGCAACGCTGCGAATGCACAAAACGGCTCGGACGCTGAGGCGGACGCCGCGGCTCGATCACGTTTCGTGCTGTTCATTGCGAGTCTCGAGGCGGCCACGCTTCTCGCCGTCCATAACGCAATCGCCAGCGTGAAAATCGGCATGACCGGCATCATCGCCGAAAACCAGCAGTACAACGGCCAGACGCAGTATGGCTATTTCACCGTGGTTGCGAACGACGGCGCAAACCAGTTGACATCGACCGAGCAAGCCAGCGTCGGCAACGCAATCGAAGCGGTGCGCCCGCTGACGGTGACCTATGGGGTGCATGGTCCCGTGCAATCTGCGGTCACTGTGTCGATGAACATCGCGACGGCGAGTAACTACACGCACGCGACAGTCGCCTCGCAGGTTCAGGCGGCGCTGATTGCCTACATCAACGCCATCCAGACGACCTCGAGCGGCGCAACGCTGCCCTATACGAGCCTCGCGGCGCAGGCCTATGCGATAGCCGGCGTGACCAACGTCACCGGGGTTCTGCTGAACGGTGGCACATCCGACCTGACGATCCCGTATCAGCAGGTTTTTGAAGCGACGACGGGCACAGTAACGGTGAATTGATGGCGACCGGCGACCAATCTGATATCACAAGCCGGCTACGGTCCTACCTGCCGCGCGGCTGGTTTGGCGACTGGAGCGAAGCGCCGATTATTGGCGGTCTGATTGTAGGTATCGCCTCCGTTCTCGCGGTCGCCTACGCGCTCGTGATGTTCTTCTGGGCGCAGACCCGGTTGCAGACATCGTCAGGCGGCTGGGTAGACCTGTGGGCGTCGGACTTTCTCGGGACAGGCCTTCCGCGCAAACCAGGCGAGACGGACGCAAGCTACATCCAGCGCATTCAGGTCGCCCTGTTCCAGAAAAAGGGCACGCGACCGGCGATGGTCGCCGTACTCACGCAATTGACCGGCAATGCGCCGATCATCTTCGAGCCAAACCGGCCACTCGACACCGGATGTCTTGGGGTGAACTCCGGCCCCGCGAGTTTCTGCGGTGTGGCGCGGATGGGTTCGCTCGCATGCCCATATAGCGCGCTGATCACAGCCTATCGCCCGCAGGTGACGGGAGGCTCGCTTGGTGCGGCCTATGCCAATGCGGTAGCATGGTCGGCGATAAGGGCACCCACCTCACACGGCTACACCGGCTCCCTCGCGGATGAAATAACCATCGCCACGGACGCCGACATCATCGCGACGATCAACGCCACGCGCCCGATCGGGACCAACATCGGCGTATGCGTGACGAATTACGGTGTCGCGCCAGCGCAGCTCGATTCGACCTTCATTCTGGATGCGTCGACGATTTCCTAATCCAGATTTTCCCAAACATTCAGCCCGCCTATGAGCGGGCTTTTTTATTGCCGGAGCATATCCAATGCGTCGTGTAGAAACGTATGTCGGACAGCAGGTATATGAGTGGCTGTTCTCGGCCCAGGCGCAGTACACCATGACGTCGATTGCCAAGGTATGCGCGGCGCTCTTTGGAACGTCTGGCGTGGTGGCGAACGGCCTCGCGTGCACGCCGACGAGCCCGGCCAGCATGGCTGTCCAGATCGGCCCGGGCGAGTTGTACCAGACAGCCCCGCTCGAGGCGACGGCTTGCGGCACTCTCCCTGCCGATACCGCGCATACCCTGCTCAAGCAGGGTGTGAGGCTCGACACGTACACGACACCGACGTTTGCCGCTCCTGCCACGTCAGGCCAATCGATCAACTACCTGATCGAAGCGCAGTACCAGGACTCCGACATCAGTCTGGACCCGACGAGCGGGGTTTCGCCGGTCGTGCTGCAGTACTACAACGCTGCGTCGCCATCTACTCCCTGGTCTGGCCCGAACGACAGCGGCGCTAGCAGCAACACGTTCCGCGATGGCATTGTTGCGTACCAGATCAAAGCCGGTTCCGCGGCGACGTCCGGTTCGCAAGCCACGCCTTCGCCTGACACGGGCTGGATTGGTCTATGGGCGGTCACCGTCGCTTTTGGTCAGACGTCCATCACGTCGGCCAATATCGCCCCCTACAACGGCGCGCCGGTCCTAGCCTCGCCTATTCTGACTCAGGTGCAGCAAGCGCCGGCCATCGTTGGAGCGTCGCGAAACCTGTCAATGTCGGTGACGGCCGCATCGGCTTCGGCTTCGCTGACCGCGGACGAGATCGTCGTAGAAAGCGCGCTGGGCGGCAACACATACAAGCTATCCAGCTTCGCCAAGGTAATCAACCTCGCCACGACCGGCGCAGGCGGCATGGACACCGGCGCGGCTCCCGCATCGGGCTATGTCGCGCTCTACGCGATCTACAATCCGACGACGGGTGCAAGCGCGCTCCTCGCGACGAACGCAACGTCGACAGTCGCGCCCAACGTGTACGGCGGCGCCAACATGCCTGCCGGCTACACGGCGAGCGCGCTGGTCAGCGTCTTGCGAACAAACGCAAGTTCGCAGTTCGTGCCGTTTTGTCAGAACGATCGTTTAGTTTCAGTTGCGAGTGCAAACGTTCTTAATTCAACGGCATCACAGGCTACGTATGCTTCCCTCTCGATTGCGTCGGCAATTCCGAAAAATGCAAAAACGTGGAGTGGTACAGGATCAGCCAACTGCAACGCGGCCGGGTCAACAATCAACTCACTAAATCTTTCCGCAGACGGCGTCAATGAGATTGGAAGTATGGTCATTTCAAATAGCGCATCGGTGGCCAATCAAGGCAACTTTTCGCCTATCAGCAACTTCCCAGTTTTGACGCCGCAGACAGTCTTCTACAAAAACATTTCCTCCACCGGAACCCCGGTTTCGCTTTTGTACGTTTCGGGCTATACATTCTGAGACTATGACGACAATCAACGTGCAATTTTCGGACAGTTCCGCAGAAACCATAATTTCGTATTATGGGTCTCCGCAGGACCCAGAGGTTTTCGCAAATTTAGGGTCCGTCGACGAGAGTGACGCCAGATGGAGGGCATACTGGGATACGCAGCCGAAATGGGCGCAGCCTTATTTGCCCTCTCCGTCAAACTAGCCGAGTCGTCACGCAGGCTTTTTCAGTACGCACACGGATTGACCGAGCGGGTCACCATCATTCACCCTGTCCCATCCGTTTAGAAACTGGCTGACGGTGAAACCGGTTTGCTCAGCTAGTTTCTCAATGACATTTCGCTCGATAAACATGTTAAGCGGGATTTCCTCCCCCTTTTTCTGCTTATCCAGCGTGTATTCGAACACGTCCCAGTGTGCAGGGTCAGCGTATTCGAGAAACGAGAAGACTGCCAGCCCGCCGGGTTTTAATGCACGATGTGCATCTTCGAGGTATCGGTAAGTCTCATGGTGAAGGAGGTGTGTGAAGACACTAAACGCGCAGAAAATGTCGAGTGATTCGTCTTCTTTCGGAATGGAAAGTTGAGCGTGACGAATGAACTGGTAGTGCGCTGGTGATTTAGTCCTCGCGTAGTCGAGCAATGCCTGCACGACATCCGTCCCGATGTACCTTATGTCCATTCCCGAGTCGCCGAGGGCGGTTGCCAGTCGTCCGCTGCCGCATCCGAGATCGAAGACGGCCATGCCGGACTGGAGCCCAGCATGTTTCAGAATATTTAGCTCGATGCGCCCGATGCCATCATAATGACCGCCGCCCACCGCTCGCGCCATAGCTTCGTCGATCGGGTATTTCTCGACCAGATCATTGACGTATCGCTCGTAATCTTCAACAAAGTGAAATTGCGCCATGCGTCCCTCGGGGTTGGTATGTCGTTGAGTCGGGCATTTTAACCGAAGCTCTTACCATCGATAACCCAGCGTCACCATATGCGCCGCCCTGAACCCCAGCGGCACATTGGCGTTGCTGACGTTCTTCGACGGCGTGCTGATGTAGGTATAGCGCAGCGTGACTCGCTTGTAAGCGACCGAGGCGCCGGCGGTCCATGTTAGTTGCGGCTTGGCATCGTGACTCAGTGACTCGACTGAGCCTTTCGGTCCCCATGGGCTGGTCGCAGATTCGACGGTCATCTTGCTCGTCCAAGTGCCCTTGAAAACCGCAGGACCGCCTTCGATGCTGAATCGCCAGTTTCCGACCTCATAGTACGGCTCGATGGTCAGCGCGATTGCCTGCAGCGATCCGCCCGTGTCGAAGTAGCGCATCGGCCCACACGTGCCATTGCATGATTTGGTTTTCGGGTTGTAGCCGCCAATGCCGTCCGCATAATCGCTGGCATCAGGCACTGCGTCACCGCGGATCGATGCTGTGCCGAAATACATGTACGACAGGTTGACGTCGATGCCTGGAATCCATGATCCATGCGTATAGGGCAGCGCGGTCAATCCGACGCCAACACGGCCAGCCGGCACGCGAAGCTTCAGGTGATGGCTGAACCCATCTTGATAATACATACCATCGCCCATCGCCGTGAAGTTCGTGGCGCCCAAACCGGCTTCGGCGTGGAAAAACGATTCTGCATGCGCGCTTGCCGCGGCGCATCCGAGAGACATGAGAACTGCCGCCGCCCGCCAGCGGGAACCGACCTTGCGGTTCGCCCGCGTGACGGCGACAGGTTGACGATTGGCGCGGCGTGCGCGCGATGACTGAACCGCCCGTTGATGCGTGTGCATTTTATTCTCCGAGATTAGAGGGAAGCGAAAGACGCGTTGATCGACTCGTCGCGTCTTCTTCTCGGATCACGCAAGCCGGCTACTCTTCTTTGCGCACGCGCGCTCCGAACGACTCCATCTCCTGAAGCACGCGATTGAACTCTTCTGGCGTCAAAACCATTTGAGCCGCGCCAACAAATGCCACGTGAAAACTCATCTTCCGTGGTTCGTGGCCGCCGGTGTATTTGCGCCACTGGTGATCGCCGCCCAGCCAGAAAATCTCGGCCATCTCCTTGCCCGTCGCATTCCGGCGCCGTTTCAGGTCCGCCAGGTCTTCTGTTGATGGTTCGCTGAACTGGATTGGCATGTCGTCTTCTGGGTGCGCCATCAAGGCGTGTATGAAAGCTGATTTTCATTGGATCGTCCTGTCGGGTTGTCGGGCTGCGCGACTGCGCTACCCATGCGGCGGATATTAGCCCTGTAGGGTCTACCCTGTCAAGCATCAATCCTGTTTCTTTTTCTCCTGCGCTCACATGAAAAGACTCCTCCCCTTCCTCCTGCTGCTCGCCTCGCTGCCGGCCTTCGCACAGTTCACGCCGGGACAGGTTCTCACTGCGGCGCAGCTTAATAGCGCGCTGGCGGCGAAAACGAATAATGCGTCTGCGGCGATTACGGGCGGCACGATCAGCGGACTATCGTCGTTTGCGGTGCCGTCGCTCACGTCGTCGACACACAACGCAATCTCCGCTGGATCGAATCTGAACCATTTCAATGGCCAGTATTGGCTCAATTCGCCGATAACATTCGGCGCCAATCTGACGCTTTCGACGCCAGGATCGGGCGAAACTTCGCCCAATGAATTCCTCGGCGTCTTCCAGACAAATCAGCAGTCAACGCCACTTCCGACCGGCGTGACGAACGCCACAACGGCAAGCGGCAATAACGTACTTCACTTTGCGTCGAATCCATCGGGTCTCGTCGTCGGCATGCAGATCACCGATACGACGGCTCTGGGAGCCATCCCGGGAAACACGACGATTACATCTCTTGGGTCTGGCACAGTCACGATGAGCAACAACGCCGCAGGCGGTGGCGTTGGAAATGGCGACACGATCTATTTCGGCTTCCCTTACTTCAAGGGGCCGATCTTCGCTAGTACGTTCACGAGCGATGCCTCGGTCGGGCTGATCACGAAGTCCTCGAACGCGATCACCAGCTATTCCGTCATCCCGAATGGCATGGCGGGAGCGTGGGCCGAAGGTATCGTCACGGTGGCGATGGATCAGGGCGGCTCCGGTTCTGAAATCGGCCTCGAATCGGATATTGGGCCGACCAACAATTCGAACAGCAATCACTGCGATCTCGCAACGTCCACTGTATCTAACTGCCACACGAACCTGTGGGTCTCCAACCTCGGGACGGTCAATGGTAGCTGGGTGCTCGATACGGGGAATGGTGGTTCGGGTTGGAATAACGGCATCGGCCTGCGCTACGTCGCGTCCGGTGGCACGGCACTTCTGATTCCCAACAACACGTTCGTCAACTCGATAAATGCAGCCGGCAGCGGCACATTTACCCTTATCAACGGGGATTCGAGCAATCTCGTCCAGATCGGAAGCGGGTCGGCCGGCGTTACGCTCAATGCATTCACGCAGACCCCCGCACTTCAGATAAATGAGGCCGGCTCCGGTACGTCGTCCCTGACGGTCTACGCCCCATCTGATACAAACGGTGCCAACATCAAACTGGTTGGGAATGGCGGCACAACGCCGAACAAATATATTCGCGCCCAAAGCGGAAATCTTCAGGTGCTGAACAGTGCATACAGCGCAGTTGTTGCAACATTGACTGATGCGGGTAATTTGTCCGTCACTGGCACTGGCACGATGCCCGTCTACGGCACGACCGGAACAGCAGTCAATGCTCCGCATATGGTCACCGGCAGCGTAGCGCTTTCATCGGGCACTGCAACGGTCACGCTCAGCAGCTCGGCGGTATTCACATCGTCATCCAGCTACGTGTGCACGGCGAACGATACGACCGCTGCTGCGGCAGTGAAGGTCAGCCAGTCTTCCGGGACATCGATCACCTTCACTGGTACGAGCACTGACACCGTGCAGTTTGCGTGCGCCGGAAACTGACCAAAAATCACATCTACAACGACCACAAGCCCGCCCCGCGCGGGCTTTTTCTTTTTCCGGGGCCTTCCTCATGACCATCGGCGAACAGGCCGCAGAACTCGCTCGCAGCGACGTTGTTGCGAGCGCAGTGAAATCCCTTCCCCCGGTATCAGTCGCGAGCATGCACTGGCTCGGATTCCAGATCTCAGATTGGGTTATGGCAGCGACCTTGATCTACACAGTGCTGCAGACCTTCGCGCTGATTCGCGACAAGTTCTGGCCGCACCGCAGGAAGCACAAAAAGGAGTGAGGTATGACGCCAAAAGACTTCATCGCCGCAGTTGCTCCAGCCGCCAAGACATGCTGCTCGCAAACGTCGATACCTGTCAGCTTCACGATCGCCCAAGCGGCTCTGGAATCGGGATGGGGCGCGCACGCTCCGGGCAACGCCCTATTCGGCATCAAGGCGACGCCAGACTGGAAAGGCGCTACGCAGACCCAGACGACGTGCGAGGTTGTGAATGGCAAGACCGTCACAGTCTCCGCGGTTTTTCGCGCCTATCCCGACTGGCTCGCGAGCATCCAGGACCACGCCAAGTTCCTGACCGGGAACCCGCGCTACCGTCCAGCGTTTGCCTACACGTGCGGGATCAACTTCGCGAAGGCCGTGCAGGCAGCAGGCTACGCCACTGATCCGGACTACGCGAACAAGATTGCCTCGATCATCCGAGCGCACGGTCTGGGATCGCTCGACGTCGCCTAGTTATCCGCCAAACGAATAAGCGTCCTTTATTCGCCACACAGATAGCCGCGCTCGCGGCTTTTTTACGCCTGACGCCACATGACCACAGTCGTTCTGACAAGCGGGACGAGCTGGACCGTCCCCGCAGGCGTCTCTACGCTCTCGCTCGTCGAAGCGTGGGGCGCCGGCGGTGGCGCAGGCAATAACCCGCCTGGAGCCGGTGGGGGCGGCGGTGGCGGCGGCTATTCGGCGATCTCGAATCTCGCGGTCACACCCGGTCAGGTCATCGCGTATTCGATTGGTGCGGCCGGCGACGGCGTCAACGGAACGGACGGCGGCGGCACCTACTTTAACGGCACGTCGCTGACGTCTTGCTCTGTCAGTGCCAATGGCGGCAAGGGTGATGCGAACACTGCTACAGGCGGTGCCGGAGGGTCAACGACCGGCGTCGTGGGCACTACGAAATTCGCCGGCGGCGCAGGCGGTAATGGCAGCGATAGCTCGGGCGGCGGCGGTGGTGGCGGCGGTGCCGCCGGTCCAGATGGTGCGGGCAAAACCGGATCGGCCCAAAGCGGAAACACAGGCGGCGCTGGCGGCGCTGGTGACAACGGCTCCGGTGGCGCTGGCGGCACGGCCGGTTCAAGTGGCAACGGCGGCGCCGGCACTGCGAATGCAAACGGCGGCGGCGGTGGCGGTGGTGGCTACGGGGCTGGCGCGACAGGCTTCGTGGGTGGCGCAGGGGGCCTGCCTGGCGGTGGTGCAGGCGGCAGTCCGTGGGCCGGGAATGGCAGTAACGGCGCCGCAGGCGGTCAGATCCGCATCACCTATACCGCGTCGTCGAGCATCACCGGATCGGGCGCGTCGACACAGGCTGTCAATACCTCTTCGGCCGCAGGCGCGGTGAACGTTTCAGGCTCAGCCGCCAGCACCCAACAGGTCAACGCATCGACGGCGGCGGGCGCGGTTTCAGTTTCCGGTTCCGCGGCGAGCACGCAGCAGAAGAACGCCGATGCCGCCGCGGGCTCAGTTTTGGTGAGCGGCGCTGCTGGCAGCACTCAAGTCGCCAACGCGAGCTCGTCGGCGGGCGCGATCGGGATTGGTGGCGCCGCAACGTCCACTCAGGCAGCGAACACCAGCAGCGCTGCTGGCTCGGCCCGGATTGCGGGTTCAGCAAGCAGTGCGCAGGCCGCCAACACCTCCAGCGCATCCGGCGCGATCGGCAGCATCGCGTACGGCAGTGGTGCGAGCACGCAGGTGGCAAACACGTCGTCGGCATCCGGTTCGATCGCTGTAGCGGGAAGCGCTGCATCAACGCAGGTCAGCAATACCTCATCGTCTGCCGGTTCAGTCAAGGCATCCGGCTCGGCATCATCCGTTGGCGGCGCCAATGTCTCGAGCGCCGCTGGCGCTGTCCGGGTGTCGGGTACTGCGAATTCCACGCAAGCCGCTGGCGGAGATTCTGCGACTGGCGGTGTCACCGTATCGAGCTTCGCAAGCAGCGCCCAGCGCGCGAATACTTCTCTCGCATCAGGCATCGTCACAAACGGCCTTATCGGTGCCGGCGCCAGCACCCAGCACCCCGATGCGGGCATTGCAATCGGTCACATCATCCCACTTTCGCTAAGCGGCTTGACGCTTGTTCCGGTCGCATCAGAAACACGACTTATCGGCGTCGCACAAGAAATCCGGATGCTACCCGTCAACAGCGAACAGCGAATCTTCGGCACTTCATAGACAACGGAGCAATGCATGGCTCTTCAGGTAACGATCCCCGTGATTGCGAAAGACCCCTCTGCATTTCTCCCGTATGGCTTCGATCTGTCGGTGTCGCCGATGCCGTTCGGCAAGCCCTATCTGGCGCCCCGCGAAACCGTCACGGCGCTGACCGTCACAAGCGATCCAGGCATCACCGTCGCATCGAGCGGCATCTACAACAACGCGGCTGGCGTCCCGGCGCAAGTCGTCGCCTGGATCGGCGGCGGCACGATCGGCACGAGTTATAACGTCAGATTTCAGTTCACAACGAATCTGGGAAACACAGATTGCCGATCTATTTCCATTCAGTGCGTCGCCCGGTGAATGGAAGGATTGCGAACTAATTTGATGTAAAATAAGCGGGCCGTGTAAGTGTTACCAGCACCTGCGCGGCCCTAACCACACCTTTACCTATCTGGAGGTAACAGCATGGCTGGTCGTAAGTTTATCATTCCAAGCTCCGTCCACCATGGATGGACATATCTTGGTGATGCTCCGGATCGTGGCGGTCGCCGTCATGTGTTGGCTCGATGTCGATGCGGGAAAGATTCGACACTTCGGTTGACGCATATGCTTAACGGGCGCACCAAGTCGTGTGGCTGTCTACGATTGGCTCGCGCCATAGAAAACGTTCGAAAATTGACGCGTCATGGGATGACCGGTTCGCCAACCGCAATATCTCATTCTGCCATGATGGGTCGTTGTCTGAACCCGAATGACCAAGCGTATGACAGGTACGGTGGCCGCGGCGTCACTGTATGTGAGCGCTGGAGAAAATTTGAGAATTTTCTTGGCGACATGGGCGAACGGCCGCCCGGCACATCACTAGATCGCATTGACGTCAATGGGAACTACGAACCCGGAAACTGTCGATGGGCTACGCGCAATCAACAGGCATTAAATACGCGCGCAAATAAGTTCATTGAGTTCAATGGTGAGCGGCTTACCCATTCTGAGTGGTGCGCCAAACTTGGTGTTAAGAAGACGACATTCTCTAGGAGAGTTCGCAAGGGGTGGACCATTGAAAAAATACTCACTGAACCTGTCGCTCGCCGTAACAACAGACGAGATGTGGTTATTGAACACAACGGCATGAGCCTGACCATTCCTCAATGGTCGCGCAAAACCGGTATCAGACTAGAGACGCTATATCAGCGATATGCAAAGGGATGGCCACCTGAACAATTGCTATCCACATAAATTAATGGACCCCGCTTCTGCGGGGTTTTTTATTTCGAAGCCCGCTCGATGCGGGCTTTTTTCATTTCTGGAGCCCTGAATGGCCTCGAATCTGAAATACAGCTCGGCATTGAAGACATCGCAGCAGGCGGCAATCAGCACCGCGGCCGGCGCTTCGGCAGTCCTGACTCTCTACAGCGGCACGCAGCCGGCGTCGCCCGATACGGCCGTCACGTCTCAGGTTGCTCTCTCGACCCATACGTGTGCGGCAACTTTTGGCACTGCATCCGCTGGTGTGCTGACTGTCGGCGCGATCGGCAATGGTACGGGCACGGCCGGCGCCGGAGCTGGCACTGCGGCGACGTGGTATCGCCTCACGACCTCGGGCGGCACGGCGCTCATTGACGGCAGCGTGGGCACGTCGGGCGCGGATCTTAATTTGACCGGCACGACAAGCATCGCCACGGGGCAGACGGTAAGCATCTCCAGCTGGACGCTCTCGAACGGGAACTGAGTATGAACGTTCCGCATGAGCATCGACAGCACGAGACGATCGAGATCGATGTCTTCTACCCAGACCATCCGCCTCGCACCGAATCCGCGCTATTCCGCAAGACCAAGCATCACCTGATCGCCGTGCTCGACACGCCGTGCTGGGTGTGCGGCTCGAAAGAGAAGCGCGAGGTGCATCACTTCCACGCTGAGTGGGCAGATGCAGACGGAATCGACTTCGACAAGATGCGCGCCCTGCATCCGTCATTTGACTGGTCGAGCTATCGGGAGCCGAGCGATTTCATCGACTCCGAGTACAACATGATGGTCCTCTGCGAGACCCATCACCGCGGCCGTGACCACGGCATCCATCTGCTTCCGTTCCCGATCTGGATCATGCAGCGCAACCAGCGCTCGGACTTCATTTTCTCGCCCGACGAGATCCCAAAGGAGCAACCATGAACGCCACCCCTACTAACACCGCGATCGCGGCCGGCGCCGGCGCTGTCGTCGCTCCTGTCGTTGCATACGTCGCCAGCGCTCTACATGTCGCACTCCCGGCTGACGTGCAAGGTGCGATCGTCGTCCTTCTGGTCGCTGGCGCGCATTGGCTGTCGCAGCGCTTCCCCGCCAAGCAATCCCCCGCCGCTTAATCCCCGCCTCAACTCTCGTAAAGGCTTACTCATGTTCCGCAAACTAGCCGTTGTCCTGGCGGGCGTCATCGCGCTCGCTGCCTGCAACTCACTCCCTACCGTTCAGCAGCAGTTTCAGACCGGTTGCACGATCGTTAATGGCGATCTGGCAATCATCGCTGTTTCGCCGCTACTCAACGCAGACCAGCAAGCCGTCGTCGCGAAGACGATCCTGCCCGCCAATCAGGCAATCTGCAAGGCAGGCGCTACGTTGAACGTCGCTGATCTGAAGGCGTTCCATGATTCTCTGCTGCCGGCCGCAATCGCGATCGTTCAAGGCGTCCCTGCGCTGCCGAATCAGGCGGCTATTCTGCTTGGCCTACAGACGTTTGGCCCGATGGTCCAGGCCATCATCGATCAGGTCATGACAGCGGCTGCCGCACCCGTCGCCGCGAGCCAGTGAAATGAGCAAGTTCCTCACATCGCTCGTGATGGAGAACGCGACGGACCGGGACGATGGGAAGTGGCGCCTCACGCAACCGCTGATCTACGATTCGGACGTTGCAAAGCAGGTGATCGTCGTCCCGACCGGCTTCGTCACGGATCTGGCATCAGTGCCACGCGTGCCGATCGCCTACATGTTGGCGGGCGGCACGAGCAACGAAGCTGCTGTCGTCCACGACTACCTCTATACAGAGCACACCGTTGACCGCGCGACTGCGGACGCGGTGCTGAAGGAGGCCTCGGCAGTAACCGGCGTTCCGGCATGGCGCCGCGCCATCATGTGGGCCGCCGTTCGTGCGTTCGGTGCGTCGCATTGGGACTCGAAGCCGATCTCGGTTTAACAGTCAATCCGTTGTAAACAAGTTTTACAGGCCGTGGCTTGTGCAGCACGGCCAACCCCTCTCCCAGCCTGCCACCCGGCAGCGCGTCCATCACGCAACTCCGATCTCAAGATGTTTGCCAAGCGCCTCTAGCGCCTCGGCGATCGTATCGATCTTGGTTGCGTGTCCAATATCCACAATCCGATTCACGACCTGCGGGCTCGTTCCAAGTCGTCGCGCCAAATCAGCCGGTGTCACCTTTTGCCCGATCATTTCGTTGAGCAAGAGTACCTTCGCCGATACGCTGGCCGGCAGAGCAACCAGTTCCTCTCCCTTCCTGGCCTCTGATGGCAGGGGAACCGGCCGGCGATCCTCGAAATAAAAATCCATCGCAGTGAGCAAGGCGTCTGCGCCCTCGCTGCGCGCCTCTTCCAGGCTATCGCCCTGTGTTATCGCTTCGGGAATATCGCGGAACGTCACCACGAATCCGCCTTCTTCTGCTGGCTCAAATCGAGCTGGATACCTCAACATGTCACACTCCATTTGCGTATGAGGGATGGCGCGCGGAAAGCCCCTTTCGGGGCTCCCCTCATTTCAGACCTAGTTGTTTCAAGATTTCCCTTCGCGTCCCTTCTTTCAATTCCTTGCTCAAGTGCCGCGAGAGTACGGATTGTTTGCCGTTCAGGTAGACCTTCGTGTGTCCTGCGCCTTCCTTGAAAGTCGCGCCCTGCTCAGCTAACCACCGCTTGAACTCACTTGTCTTCACCACCCCTCCGTGTTGTTAGCATGGAGGAAGTATAAACGTTTCTGTGTATATGTCAACGTTTTTGTTTATCTTTGTCCGTCACGGCTTCGCCCACCTGACCGGCGCAAGCATCGGCTTCGTCGTGTCAACTCCGGCCCCCTGCAGCGCAGCGTCGATCTCCGCAATCTGCGACGCGAAATCGAGCGTCCAGCTTTCGCCCTCGCTCGTCACCTTCATTCCGTTGTGGATCACAAGTGTGTAGCGGGCAAGCAGCAGCGCGCGCACGAGCGGCGGTTGGTCGGATAGGTCTTCTGGTCTGTCGGTCAT